TTTTTTTTTTTTTTTTTTGGTGGGGGGGGGGGGGGGGGTGGGGTGGTTTCGTCGTGGCCTTGTTTCGCTCACAACGGGGGCAAGTTTATAAAATTTAGTTTATAATGTCAAGCGAAAAATTTACAAAAAGTTATTTTTCTTGAAACGTCTAGTAAATAGTGGACTTTTCCTCTTGTTATTTCCCGGAATTGTGTTAGATTTCCGCCCCTCCGCGAGCGAAAACGCCCGCGCAACACAAGCCAAAAGAACACAATGAAGGGACAACAGAAGAGGACGCCGTTTGCCAGCGTCTACAAGGCGGCGCGCAAGGCCGCCAAAATCAACCAAGCCACCGTCGCTAGGGCGTGCGGGCTTTCGCAGCCAGCTGTCGGCAAGTGGGAGAAGGAAACTTCAGAACCTTCCCTTGTCAACCTCGTCAAGGTTGCAGACCTGCTGGACTGCTCCACGGACTACCTGCTCGGCCGGACGCAGGTCAACGCGCCGGTCTCGATACAGGGGAGCCAGAACGCGGCGAACATCGTCGATTCTACCGTCCAGATCGGCGGCACGGGCGACCGGCTTGAAGCAGAGGTTGCGCGCCTGACGCGCGAGTGCGAACGGCTCTCGCGCGAATGCGAACGGCTTGCCTCCAGGAACGCCTGAAGATGAGCGGACTGGACGTGATGTCCGCAGAGATGCGGAGACAGGCGAAGCAGACGAACGACAACGTCGATAGAATCATCGCGGAAGCGAAGGGGAACGCCAAGACGCCGGAGGAGGCGCAAGCCGCTCGTGACGCCATACTTGCCGAATACGCGAAACTCGCCGTCGCTTGGGGCTGCAAGAGCCGCAAGGTGAAGCGAGCCGCGAAGGTCGCTCCGGTTGTCCGCGTTGACGCCTCCCCTTGAAACAAGATTGCCCCCCGCCGGAAGCGAACCGGCGAGGGGCGTGTTGTTGAAGGGACAACGGCTCGTAGACTAGCACGCGCCCCGCCCCGTGTCAACGCCTTTTTCGGCGAACGCGGAGGCGCAGGAGCGGCGCTCGCGCGGGAACGCGCGTCAATCAAATCAGCAGTCGGCTGCCGCCAGATGTGCTTTCGTGGAAGAGGATGGAGGTCGCGTCAACCGCATCGTCGTGCTTGCCGTTCGGGAACGCGGCGAAGTCCTCCTTCCAGCGCGTCTCCGCCTCGCCGTGGCATCCGGGCCGGTAGACGTGGACGCATCCGCCCTCGAACACAGGCTCCAGCGGCGCGGCCTTGGCGCTCTTGTCTCCGGGAAGGTTCGAGCGCCGGACGATGCACGCGCCGGTGAGCGCCGCCTTGAACTGCGTATAGGTGTCCTTGTACGCGCCGAATGCCTCGATTGCCTGCGACACGCCGCCGCCGTCGGCAAGGGCGGTCTCCCGGATGAGGCGGTCGCGCTCCGGAGCTTCCGCGCGGATGCAGACCATATCGCGGATCCAAAGCTCCTTCCGCTCCACGTTGCCGGGGAGCCGCACGGATCGCGCACCGCCCCGAATGCCCCACGTCCAGTCTGGATCGTCCTTGTCGCGCTCCTTGCTTGACGAGGCGAGGTCCCACGCGCGCGTCTCGCGCAGGACGGGCCAGCCGTCGAGCGAGTCATGCCAGACAACGGCGTCCACGGCGAAACGGCTCCCGCCCTCCGGCTGCGGGCAGCAGTCGAGCAGGGCCGAGGCCTGCTTGCCGAGGACGGCGCGCTGCGAGTCATACCACTCTCGCGGGAAATGCTCCGGGAACAGCGTCTCCCACCCGTCAGGCCCAGGCTTGCGCGCCGGGAACGAAAGGCGCTCGAAGCGCGGGAAGGTCTTGTCGCTCGCCTCCGCCTTCTCGATGCGGCCGATGAGATCGTCGACGTGCCACGGCGTCGCGGTCACGCACACGATGGACGCAGGGGAGTTGCGGCGCGTGAACACGTCATTGCGGAAGGCGTCCCAGACCTTGTTGCGGAACGTCTCGCTCACCGCCTCGGCTCGGCTCTTGCAGTAGTCATCCACCACGATGAGGTGGCCGCCGGAGCCGGTGATGCCGCCGCCAAGACCGACCGCCGTGACTTCGCCTGTACTTCCCTCGATCGTCCAGTTCGCCTCCGTCCGCTTGCCGATTGAGACGCCGGGGAAGACGCGCCTGTAGCTGGGGGAGTCCACGATTGCCATGGCGCGCCGAGAGAACTTCGCCATAAGGGACGCGCCGTAGCCGGTCATCACGACGTCGGGCTTCACGTCCGCGTTCACGCCGAGGAACCACGCGGGAAGCGCGCGGGACACGATGTCGCTCTTGCCGTGGCGGAACGGCACAGTGATGATGAGGTAGGTCGAGACGCCTCGCCGGAAGTCGTAGACCGCTTGCGATAGGCGTCGGCAGATGGCGCGCGTGTGACGCCCCTCGTGAAGCGGCCCAGGCATCCACCAGCAGTAGCGCATGAAGTCCAGAAGGCTCCGGCGCGCACGTGACCGCCGGAGTTCGTCAAGCAGCGCATCGGCGGCGCGCGCTCTGTCATTCGCAAGCGGGATGGCGTTCCTCCTTCGCCAATACCCGCCTCGTAAAGGAACGAGGTGCCGCCGTGCTGCGTCCGCTGGCCCGGCGTTGACTTCCGTCCGCTCAAACGCGGGGGCGAAGGGGCGAAGGGGCGCTTTCACTCTTTTTCGCCCTCGCTATCCTAAAAAATTTTCGCCGACGCCCGGTTGAAAACGGTCGTGAGTTGCGCCGCGACACAGTAAATACAGGGTAAACCAGAAGTATTGTATTAGAAAAATTTTAGTTATTTTTCGCTTGACTTTATAAACTAGATTTCATAAACTACGCCCCGTTGACGCGCACGAAGGGCGCTGACACACCACCCCACCCACCCCACAAACAAAACAGGAGACAAGCAAAATGAAAATGCTCAGGACAAGCGAGAGGCCGCGCGGCTTCGGAGTTCCGGTCGCGGAACTCAACAACAAGCCGCTCTGGCGCGAGAAGCAGCAGGAGGAAATGTTCCGCCTCGCGCGCTACGCCATCAAGGAAAAGGCGTGCGACTGCCTCGGCTGGAATGAGAACGCAATCCTCGACGAGGACGAGAGCCGGGCCAAGTACCCGACGCCCGAGGACGCCATCGACGCGATCTGCAACTGGGCCATGAACGACGGTTGCATCGACCCGCGCATCCCCGCCGAGAAGGTTCTGGCGGCGACCCACTTCTACGGATACAAGCGCGCGCGCCGCAGCGCCGCGTTCCGCATCCTCAAACTCGGAGCCGACTACATGGCGGCGGACAACAACTGGCCGCTCGACTGGAAGGACGCGCTCCGCGCCCGCTACAACATCAAGACCGTCTAACACCCCCAATCCCCGCCCGCAACGCGCTGGCGGGGGCAACCCAAAGGAGACAAGACGATGAGCAACGCAACCAAGTTTGACGGCGACGGCTGGGACTGCCCGGCCCTTGAGGACAGCGGCCTCCTCGACATCCTCGGAAGCTGCGCGCGCGCCGACTACGCCATCCGCCACTGCACGCGGGCCTCCGCCACGTTCGGCGACACCTACGCGGACCTCGTCGCGTACGTCCGCGAACTGGCCGAGAAACTTGACGAGGCCGCCGATGAACTCGCGCGCCTCGACCTCGACACGGAATGGTAGGGCCGTCCAACTCCTGCCAACAAACAAAAGCGAGAAAACAACAATGAAGGGCAACAACAACACCAAGCGCTCCGTGGCGCAGATCGCCGTGGACGCGATCCTCGAACAACTCGACAAGGGCGTCAGCCCGTGGCACAAGCCGTGGGAGTGCGGCGCTCCTCGCTCCTACGACGGGCGCATCTACCGCGGCATCAACCGCTTCCTCCTCGGACTCGCGCCGTTCGACAACCCCGTGTTCGTCACGTTCAAGCGGGCGCACGAGCTCGGCGGCACCATCCGCAAGGGCGAGAAGGCAATGCCGTGCTTCTTCTGGCACGTGCCGAAGCCCGAGCTCGTCATCCACAACGCCAACACGGACGAGGACGAGGTCGTCCAGAAGGGCGAGCCGCACTTCTTCCTCCGCTACTATCAGGTCTGGAACATCGCGCAGACGGAGGGCATCCCTGCGGACAAGATTGCCAAGGTGACGCCGAAGCGCTACGAGCACCAGCCAATCGCGGAGGCCGAGGCCATCTGGGACGGGTTCGCCGACAAGCCCGCGCTCGTCGCCAACGGACAGCGGGCGTTCTACGTCCCGGCAAAGGACTCCATCACCGTCCCTCCGATGAGCGCCTTCGCAGACCGGGAGGAATACTACTCGACCCTGTTCCACGAGGCGGGACACAGCACCGGACACGAGTCCCGGCTCAACCGCAAGGCGTCCGACCTGTTCGGCTCCGACTCCTACGGGCGCGAGGAGCTGGTCGCGGAACTCTGCGCCGCGATCCTCTGCGGAGAGTGCGGAATCACGCGCACCCTCGCCAACAGCGCGTCCTACTGCGAGAACTGGGCGAAGGCCATCCGCAAGGCCCCGGCCAACGCCGTGGTGAGCGCCGCGAGCGCCGCCGAGAAGGCCGCAGACTACATCCTCGGCCGCGCCGAGGCCAAGAAGGAGGTTGCGTAATGAAGGCGACGCGCAACCGCAAGGCCGTTTTCACCGTCAACGCCGATTCCGCGTTCTTCGCGAGGGCGTTCAAGAACGCGCACGCCGTGTCGGAACTCGTGACCGACCTGCTCTGCTCTGGCAGGTCGCGGCACGAGGCACCGGACGCGCAGCGCACGACAACCGGCGAGCCGGTGCGGAAGGTTCAGATCGTTCTCATCTAGCAGGGAGGGACAACAAATGACGAAACTCGAACAATTGAAGCGAGACGCCGAACAGCTCGAACGGCTCGCGAACGAAGCGCAGCGCGCGCTGAAGCGCGAACAGGCGAAGGACGCCGAGGCGCGCGAACTGGCCGAACGCGCCAAGCGCGCGGAGAAGGCCGGGATCGCGACATTCCGGCCAATCGTCTACAAGGACGAGGCGCTGGAACAGATGACGGACGGCTCCGCCCCGTACATCGTCTACCGCCGCCGCTCTGTCGTTCCGTATTTCATCTTCCGAGAGGACGGGGCGCTCATCTGCTCCTGCGCGTTCAAGAAGGCCGCGCTCTGCGTAGTCGAGGAACTGAACAAGCTCGCCGCCGTCGCCGTGGCCGCCGGAAAGGGGGTGGCGTAGATGGGAACCCCGCTTCACTCCCCCGGTCCGTGGCGCGTCCGCGAACGGCGCGACGGGCTCGACATCATCGAGGACGCCAACGGCGACATGGTCTGCTCCATGGCCCTTCGCCTTCGTGACGATGGGACGCGCGGACACGCCGACTGCATGCTCATCGTCCTCGCCGCCAACGAGCACTTCAAGCGAGCGGAACGCGCCTCGCGAAAGGAGGTCCGCTGATGGTTTTCTGGAACGGAAAATTCGACTGCAACGGCTGCGTCTCGCATTGCGTCGGTTGCAACGGAATTATGGACGCAACCGGGCGCGCGAAGGAACTGCCCCGCGTCGAGAAGTGCAAGGCGGAAGCGCTCGCTCGCCACGCCCGCACTATGTCGGCCCGCGCGCAATGCCGGAACGAGGCCGAACGGCGAGAATTCGACCACGGGCGCGGCCTGCAAGCCGAACGCCTTCGGGCGGAACTCGACCGCGCAGAGCGGTTCGGCTACGACACCGAAACCTGCCTCGCGAACGCGGCGGAATGCGGAGGGCTGTAGCGATGACCGTCACATGGCAGGGCGCGCGCATCGACACGCGCGAATGCGAGAAACTCGCACAGCGCATTACCTCCGATTGGCGCGGCGGCTGGCTCTACACGGAGTACATGCTGCTCTCGCCCGGCGGCAAGATTCTGTACTACCGCGTCGGCAACTGGCGCAGGGGGATGTCCGGAGAATGCCGTGGCTGGTGGTGGGCGTCGCAGAACTACGGCGTCTCGCTGGACGGCTACACGGTCCTCGACCGGGAAGCCCTCGTCAACATGCGAATCATCCCGGAGGCTTAGCCTCCACAACACAAACGAAAGGAGAAAAACAAATGTGCGCACCGCACCCAATCAAACCCATTGGCGCGGAGGAATACACCCCGCCGAACCCGCGCAACGCGGCCCGCGAAATGCGCCGCGCCCGAGCCCGGCTGAACGAACTCGCCCGCTGCATCGCGGACTTCTGCGAGGACCCGCCGAACGGGACTAACCGCGTCCCGCCCGCCAGCATCCTCGCCGAATACTCCCGTGCCAAGCACGACGCCCGCCGCGCCGAACTCCGCTTGCGCGCCGTCCGCAAGGCAACCTCCAACAAGAAGGAGGCCGTCTGATGCAGAGCGCCGCAACTTCACGGCGGTCAATCGACCTCGACTGGGATACGCCGACGCCGCTCGCCCGCCGATGCACCCGGCTCGCCCGCATCATCCGCGTCGCGTTCCGGCAGGTCTACCGGACGAGCTACGGCTACGTCCTCTTCTGGCTGAACGTCGCCCTCTGGGGGCTTTACGCCGCCACGCGAATCTTCGGAATCCAGTAGGAGGCAACGCCGATGAACATCGCGCAACTCTACGCGCTCAGCGACAAGCAGCGCTTCCCGGCCTTCGGCGGAACGCCGTCCGAGGCAGACCGCCCGTCCACCCTCTTCTACGCCGATTTCAAGGTAGCCGAGGCGTTTGGCGAAAAGGCCATTCGCGAAACCTTCCAGAACTGCGGCGACCTCAATCGCCGCGACTGGAAGGAGGTCGCAGAACTCGCCGTCGTGCTAAACCACCTTCTGTGGGACGCGTACAACGCGCACAACGAGCCGCTTGCCAGACTCTACGATGGGTACTGGCGCACCGTGAACGGCATCTGCTCCTCGTGGACGGACGAAGAGCGGACGCACTACTACTTCCAACTCACCGACTAACACAACTAAAAGAAAGGCACACAAAATGGCAAGACACACTCTCGACGGAAAGATCGTCGAAATCGGCGAAGAACAGTCCTGGCCCTCCGGCTTCGCGAAGGTCGTTTGCATCGTCGCGGAAGGCGGCTCCGACCGCGAACCCGACCAGATTCCGGTCGAGTTTACGCGCAGCGCGAAGGGCGGCAGCGACGGCATCGCGCTGCTCGACCGATGCGAGGTGGGCGATACCGTCCGCATTACGTTTGAACTGCGCGGGAGGGAATGGCAGGGGCGCCACTTCCTCAATCTCTCCGCGACGAACCTTGAGCGGATCGCGTCCGCTGCGCCGCACGCCGAAACGCCCGCGCCGGAACTGCCGGGCGTCCCGCCGCCGCCACCGCAAGCGCCAGCGCCGCCCGTGGAGACGAACCCCGCCCTCGACGATCTCCCGTTCTAAATCCGTTTCGGCCCGCCGAGTGGCGGTCGCCGTTAGGGGAAGGCACAAACCAATGGTTCTCACACGCTCACCATGGAAGTCTCGCCTGTTGCCGCGCCGCCGGGCTACGCGGCCCCGTCCCCGGCCCTCATTCGGAACCGCGAGTGCGGAACTCCGATAGGACAGAGCAAGTCACGCGGAAGTCAACCGCGATCTCGGCTCGTTTGGCCCACAGCCCCTTGGGTGTCCGAACTGGGGCGCTCTCTTCAACCCGAAAGGAAAACTCACATGAAACCCTACACATACGAGCGGGGAGCGATCCCCGACAGCAGCGCGAGCGCCATGCGCGTCGGCGCTGCGAACGGAGAGGTTCGGAACGCCGGTCGTGTCGCGGAGATCCTGCACGACCGCCTCGACTGCGAACCGACAACCTATTCCCGCAGCTATCTCAGCGCGTCCGTCAAGATGCTGCGCGAGCACATCGCGAATGCCGCCGCGATCCTCGACAACGCCTACGCGCGCATCGGCGAGAACCCCGCCGACAACTACCTCTTCCTCGTCACCGACGGCGAGGACAACGCCGCGAGCGCGGCATCGTAGAAAAGCAACGCAAACAGGAAGGCACACAATGAGCAACACCGAAACCACCAAGAACACTCCCGCATACGCGACGAAAAACTACATCCACGGCGCGGAACTCGTCTCGCCGGACGGCGAGGAAATCGCGTTCTTTGCCAACCGAATCGTCGGCGGAACCGACGGGCGCGCCCGCGCCGAGAAGGTCTGCGAACTGCTGAACGACGCGCTCGCCATGCACGAGCAGATCGAAGCCGCCGACCACGAACTTGCCGCGCAGAAGGCGCGCGCCGACTCCGCCGAAAAGGAGGCCAACGAACTCCGCACGAAGGTCGTGCGCTACGAGGCCGCGTTCAAGGCGGCGAACGGAACGGAGGCCGCCAATGGCTAGGCATTGCTTGCGCTGCGACGATTGCGTTCGGCCCGACCCTTGCGGCGGAGCGGTTGACGAAAGCGGTCACTGCGACTTCCACCGGACCGAGCGCGAGGCCCTTGCCGAATCTCTCCGCAAGGTGCTTCCCGCTGCTTACAAGTGGGCGGCTCTTGAGGCTGCGCGCATCTGCGGAAAGCCGGTCCCGGCAATCGAGGATGTTCGCAGGGTTCCAGAGTGGGCCGCCTGCCGCGAGGCGGAAAGGCTGCTTGAGTCGATGAAGGGAGGGGCGGCATGAGAGACCAGCCCAAAACCCTCTCCGACATCTGCGCGCGTATCCGCACGATCGACGAATCGATGATGCGCGACCTCGACTTCATGGCGGTGTTCCTCAAATACCTGCCGAGGGACATCGAGGCGGCGGCGGAGCGCGAGCGACAGGACGCCATGAAAACGGCGCTCCTCGCGAAATGCAAGGTCTGCGAAAAGGTCGGTCCGGCGTCCTCCCCCGGCTCAGCCGCAGAGATGCGCGAGGCGCTGATATATGTGCGCGACCTGATGCGCAGCGTGAAGGACGGCGACAGGGTAAGCTCCCTTGCGTTTCTCGGCGTTGTCGAGCACGCCCTCGCCGCTCCCGCCCGGAACTGCGACCGATTCGCGACTGCGGCCGAGGCGGCGCTCGCGTTCAACGCGGACACGAAGACCAAATGCGGAGAAGAGATCAGTCCGCGTCTGCTTGCGTGGCTCTTCGACAAGGCGAAAGGAGGCGACCATGCCTAGCCCGACCATCAATCCATGCCCGAAATGCGGTTCGCGCGTAATCGCAATCAACTCCGTTCCGCTTCACGGTATCTGGGGAAGTGCGCCGACCCGCGATTATTTCCTTTTCTGCCATTCCTGCATGGCATACGGCCCGAAGAAGCGTTCCCTCGATCGCGCCATCGCCGCGTGGAACAGCCGCGCGGGGGAGGATATTGAATGAGCGAACCCGTCAAACTGGACTACACCGTGCAGCTTGAGGTCTTCACCGAAGGCGTCATGCACGTCCGTGCGTTCAAGACCAGCTTCGACATCTGGAAGCCGGAGTTCAAGCGGGAACACTTGAGCAGGATCGCCGCACACCTTGCCGACGAGATCGGGCACGAGATGTTCCCCGTGTACAGACCGTCGCCAATCGAGGTTCTGGAAGCGGAGTGGTACAAGGCGAAGATGGAAAGGGCGAAGGAATGAGAATCTGCCGCGAAACGATGCCTGGAACGACGGACTGCGTGCATTGCGTCAGGACTTGGTTCCCGTCCAAGCGCGACGAGAACAATGCTACCGCCGCGCTCATCGTTGCCGCGGTGAACGAGCGCGACCGCCTCCGCGACATCGTGCGGCGGCTCGCGGACGTGACCCATTCGCTCCTCGGCAACTACGAATACCGCTTCCGCGACGACCAGAACAGCATGGAATGGGTCAAGAACGTGCGCGAACTCACGCGCGAGGCCCGCGCCGCGCTAGGGGAGGATGCAAAGTGAGCGCAAGCCCCGCCGTTTCCAAGTCCTTCCTCCAGCGCGCGTCCGAAGCGGACAAGCCGGATTGGGTGGATATGTCCGCCGTCGAGGGGCGGCCCATCAAGTACCTCGTTCTGCTAGGCGCGGTTCGTCTCGCCCGCTACATGGCCGACGGCGGCGAGATTGTCATCGACGGCATCCGCTTTGCCCGCGTCGGCAAAACACTTCTCGTTCAACCCGCAAACCAACCGAAAGGAGAAACAAAATGAAAAACATCATCCACGCGCAGAACTGCCCGCTCTGCGGAAGCGAACCGAACTGCGAAGCGGTCGAGGAATCGGAGAACGTGTCCTCCGCGCGCATCTACTGCCGGTGCGGTCTGGAACTCGCCGGGCTCGTCGAAGGCGCGGACCCGTACCGCGCACTCGAAGTCCTGAAGCGGCATTGGGACCGCCTGTACGCCAAGGAGGAAACGCGATGAGCGCGAAGCCGTCCGCAATCGACTTCCTTCTCGCGCAGAAGAAGGTGACGGACAAGCCGGAGCCGCCGGACTGGCTCCCGGTCGTGAACGTCTACATGGAGACTCGCGGCGCTCACGGGTTCCGCGCGTCCGTCCACCCAGCGTTCTTCGACATCCCGGAGGCCGGGCTAGAAGCAATCGGGAAGATCAAGGCCATCCTCGACATGGTGGAAGCGGACATCCGCAAGCGGGTAGGAGGCGCGAAGTGAAGATCGACTGGAAGAAGCGCGCGCTCGCCGCAGAGAAGGACGCCGAGAAGTTCCGCAAGGCCGTCGCGTCGCAGCTCGAACTCATCGTCTGGTCCGCGAAGGAGCAGAACTTCGGCCTCCTGCGCGACCGCGCCGAATACCTGCTGAACCGCGTCCAGAGACACCAGACAATCGTCGAAAGATGAAAACCATCCTCGCAACAATCCTCGCAATCGCCATGAGCAACTGCACAATCGCCGCCACCGTCTCCGAAGGATTCCTCGCTCGCCTCGCCGCCGTGGAGTCCGGCGGGAACGACGCCGCCGTGAACGCGCGGGAGGACGCGCACGGAAGATACCAGATTCGTGCGCCGTACTTGGCCGACGCGAACGAGGCGCTAGGCACGTCCTACACACTCTCCGACTGCCACGACCCGGCAATCGCCGCCGCCGTGGTCCGGGCGTATCTGATGCGCTACGGCACCGCGTTCGAGCGCCGCACCGGGCGTACCGCCACAGACGAGGACCTAGCCCGCATTCACAACGGCGGTCCTCGCGGTGCCGAAAAGGAAAGTACGGAAGGGTACGCGGCCCTCTTCGCCGCCGCCGGGCTTTCCGCGCAGTGATTCCATTTCACCCGAACCACAAACTCCGAAAGGAAACCATGAAAGCAACCAAGAAACAAACCGAGGCGGAACACGATCCGCTTTCCGGCCTCCTGCACGCCACGCGAACCGCAACGCTGGAAGTAATTGAGGCCGTCAACATCGCCCAATACATCCTTGAACGCGCGAAGGCCATGCAGGGGGAAATCCAGAACATCGCCGACGCGCTCCAATGCGTCGCCCGCAAGATTGGAGAAATCAACCAGCGCGTGAAGCGCATCCAGAAAGGAAACGAAAATGAATAACGAAACCAACCTCGAACAGATCGAGAACAAACTCGCAACCGCCGTTGGCGAAATGCGGAACTGGGACTCGCATTCTTGGGTCGGAAGCGAAGCCCAGAAGGAGTTTGTGAGATACGCCGACATCATCACCGACGCCGTGCTCAAAGACCCCGGTACGGTCTACGCCATCCTGCGCGACTTCCACAACGCGCACTACTCCGTCTTCCCGCGCGACGAGTTGACGGAACGGCTCTGCCACGCCTTCTACGACCAGTTCGTCGAGAAGCCGGAAGTGAAGGAGCCCGCCGCCGTGACAATCCAGATCGACGCCTTCGCGTTCCCGGACGGAGCAAGGATCGACGGGGTTGACGATGACGAGCCGAATCCGCGCCGTCCGTTCCTCGTCCCGGACCCGCGATACAAGGCCCGGAAGGAGTGGCGCTGGCAGCCGACAATCGACGTCGAGAACGGCGTTATCGTCGGTTGGCCGAAAGGAGTTGTCGCGGAAATCTACGACAAACCCGCCGACGATTGCGCCGTGCTTCTAAACGGTCGCAACCTCAACGACGGCGAATACGTCCCCGCGTTCCTCCGCCCCGGACACAATGACGATGACTACATCGTGATGAACATCGACGGCGAGGGCAAGATCGCCGGGTGGGACGCGACTGAGGCCAAGGCGTGGATCGCGAAGGCGCTCATCGAAGCGGAAGGAGGTGCGAAGTGAAACAGTTCCTCGTTCAACTCTTCGTATTCATCGCCGTTTTTGGTATCACACAAATCGTTCTCCGATCCTTCGGAGCAGGACAAGCGACGATGGTCGCCGCCTCTTTCACCGTCGGCTGTGCGCTTGGCGAACAGTTCGGCGCCGCAGACGAAAGGCGAAAGAAGGAAGGAGGTGCCGAATGAGGCGCTACGTCTGCGACTGCTGCGGAAAGGAAATCCCGGAACCCGCAGGGAGGTTCGAGACCGGACACGGCGAACTGGTAAATGCGTATGGCGAGACAATCCTTCCGAGCCTGTACGATCTCTGCTCGGATTGCAGGAACGCCATTTTCGATTTCGTCGAGGATATGCGCAAGGCGCTCAACGCAAAACAGAAGGAGGAAACAAAATGAGCGACACAGACGCAGCAACAATGGCGAAGTGCCTCCCGTGGCTCGCAAGGGTCATCGAGGACGAACTGATACCGCTTCTGCGGGAACTGCGCGACCGACTGCCGCGCGAAACGAAGAACGCGCCTCCCGCGTTCGCGCAACCGGAGCTTCCCGGAATCCACGCGACGCCGCCCGCGACCGCTGCGATGCCCGTCACGATGGAGCCGTCGCCTTCCGTGGACTCCAACGGCATCGTCACCGGCGCGAACGGCGAAGTCCTCGGCGTCATCGCGGAGCACGATTCGGCGGAACTTCCGAGCGGGCTCGTCTGGACGAACCAGCCGCCGCCGAAGCCGCGCGCCTGGAGCAACACGGTCAAGGTGTTCGACCTCATCTACCCGCGATACTGCCTCGGCGACTTCCGGCTCGGCGAACTTGCCGGGAACGCGGAGTTCGTCGCAGAAGTTCGCAAGGCCACGGCCAACCGCGTCGGCGTCGCGTCGTTCTCGCGCATCCTGTCCACCCTCGTCCGGGCGGGTGCCGTCAAGCGGCAGGCCCGCGACCTCTACTGCATCCCCGTCCCGCCGTCGGACCTCATCCGCGCGCGGATCGAGGACGCCGCGCGCAAGAGCAATCTTCACAACAAGTCAAAGGAGCAAGTCGCATGACTACACAAACCAAGACAATCATCCGGGCCGCGCTCGACGCCGACCCGACCATGTCCGAAACCGACCGCAAGGCGGTGGAGGTCGTGATGGACGGGCGCGACCCGTTCGAGGAGATGCCGCGCTGCATCCGCTACGCGAAGGCGGCGGAACTGCTCGGCGTCAAGCGGTGCCGTATCAAGCAGCTCGTCGCGTCCGGCGTCCTCGTCCCGATCCGCACGAAGGCGGACGGGCGCGCGTCCGGCGTGACGGAGAAAAGCCTTCTGGCGCTCCTTCGCGGACAGAAGGCGTCCTAGCGAACGCGCAAGGCGCTGACGGCCCGGAACAGCGGAGCAGGCGGATTCGGTTGTCGCCGGGTCCGTCCGCTTCGCGCGTTTCTATTGTCCTGCATTGGCGAAACGAGAAAAACGCGCAGGGGACGTATTGGGTATCTATTTGTGAGGCAACAAGGGCGAGAAGGGGATAACAAGGGGAACTGCGCCTCCGCGCACGGCGCTCTGGCAAATGCCAGAAACGCCCGCCATCATTGGCTCCTATCGCTGATTTGGCCGGGGCGGGGATCGAACCCGCACTCTCTTGCGAGAAAGGGATTTTAAGTCCCATTTGCGCGAGCGCGCGAAAAAGGTTCGCTCTGCGCGAAAACTCCAATAAAATCGGCATTTCCTAACTTGCTCGCCATTTGCCGGACGGAGCCGTTGGAGATGTATTGGGTATCTGTTTTGACTTCTGCGGCTCCTTCTGGTAGAGTCTGGGCCAATGAAGGACAACGAAGACAAGACGAGCGCGTCCCGGCGCGCGAAGGGCTCCGGCACGATCTACAAGAAGGGCCGCATCTGGCACGCGCGCTGGGTTGTCGGAGGAAAGGTCTACCGCCGCTCCACCGGAAAGGAGCGCCGCAGGGACGCGCTGAACGTCCTAGCGGACCTCGTCGCGCCGTTCCGCGCCAAGACGGAGGCGCTTCGCATCGACGCCCTGCGCGCACGCGCGGACGCATCAGAAGAGCGCGCCCGCCAACTTGTAGAGGCGCAGCACCGCCTCCCGGTCGCCAGCATCGCGGAGGAATACCGCAAGTCCACGCGCCGCCGTGACTGCGCCGCCGTCACGCTCAATCGCTACTGCGCGCAAATAGAAGGTCTCGTCCGGTTCCTTGCGCGCCGCTTCCCCGCCGTCCGGGAAATGCGCGACGTGACGGAAGCGCACGCGGAGGCGTTCCTGCGCGCAATCCGCGACGAGTCCCCGAACTCCTACAACAAGCGCATCGTCCTGTTCCGCAACGTCTGGAAGGTTCTCGGCGCGCAAGCCGGTTGCGAGTCCAATCCGTGGGCGGCATCCCGCAAGCGGCGGCTGGATACCGCATCGCGCCGCACCCTAACGCGCGACGAACTGGACGCCGTGGTGCGCGCCGCCTCGCCGGAAATGAAGACCCTTATCGGCATCGGCCTCTTCACCGGGCTTCGCCTCGGCGACGCCGCGTGCCTAGAATGGGAGTCCGTGGACACGGAAGCGGGCGTCCTCCGCATAAAGCCGAAGAAGACGGCGCGGACGAGTCAGGTCGTTGTCGAAATCCCGCTCATCCCGGAACTTGTCGCCGTCCTCGCAGGAGCGAAGACCGCCGGGCGCAAGTCCGGCTTCATCCTACCCGGAATCGCGGAGCGCTATCGGACGAAGCCGACCGGCCTATCCTGCGACATAAAGGCGCTGTTCGAGTCCGTCGGAATCAAGACCGACGTTGAATCGGAGAACGGCAGGAACCGCCGCCCGCTCGTTTCGTTCCATTCGCTACGGCACACGTTCGTCAGCCTCGCCGCGAACGCGGGCGTCCCGCTCAATATCGTCCAGTCTATTGTCGGACATACCAACATGAGGATGACCGAATACTACGCGCACGCGGACCGGGCGACCGCGATGCGCGAAATCGGGCGTGCGTTCGCTGGCGTAGGACGCGCGCTAGGGCAGGGGAGCGCGCCAGCTGCGGAATTGCCAGCCCAAGCACACTCACAGGCCTTATCGCGCGTTCTACGGGCCGCTATGGCCCTTTCCCCGGAAGACCGGGCGGCGCTTGTCAGCCGCCTAACCTCGTCCCGGGCGTGAACGTGCGCGAGATCGCGTCCTCTGACTCAAGCCCGACCGCGTCGATCCCGTACAGGTCGCGCGGAGCCCGCTTCCTGAACCGAGCGGACGCGCATGACGAGCACCACTCCTTGCCCGCGATCCGCACGACGGGGCGTATGGCCGTCCCCGGCTCAAGATTCCGCTTGTCGCAAGCGGGCCGCCCAAACTCTCGCCCGCACCGGGCGCAGACGTATGTATCTCCGATCATTGTTTGCTCTCCGAAACTGCCGCCGTGCTTGTAGCGAACGCGCGCCGAACCTCCCGCACGCGCGCCGCGTCCGTCTCGCTCCCGGCAAGCCTCATCAAGTCCTCCGCGCGGGCAAGCGCGCCGATTGCGCCCAGACGCGCGACGGACGGCCCGCTCCTTTCGCCAGCGAGGTCGTAGAACGCGCCAAGCACCGGCGTGAAGTCCCCGCGCTCCATGAAGGCCGTCCGTGCCTCCGCCAACTTGTCCGCGTGGTCCGTCCTGCCGAGCGCGCGGGCGTGCTCCTCCGCGCAAGAAAGGTGCGCGAAGCAAAGCAGCCGCTCCGCAGTCCTGTCCTTCGGCGCTTCCGCGTATTCCACGGCGTAGACCGGCGCGACCGCGACGTGCTTCTCCAAGCAGAACTCGCACGCGAGCGGGTGGTCGCCGTCCCGGACGAGTATCGGCACGGTCGGCACGTCTACGGTCACGGAAGAGGCGACGGCCCTTGCCGCCGTCTCCGCCTCAAGTTTCTTCTTCTTGCAGGAGCAGCCCATCACGCTCCATCCTCGTCGATACCGGACGATTCGCCGCCGTCTCCAGACGTGACGAAAACCGAATCCTCCAGCAGCTGAAACGCCGTCCCGAAGTCGAAGATCGGAAGAATCCTCTCGACGAAGCTGACGCTATGGTCGAGGGACGAGGGAAAGCCGTAGAGCGGCGTCTGGATCGCGGCGTCGGCCGGTTCGTGCAGGTCGTACTCCGGCAGCTGCGGCTGCGCGAAACGGAAGAGGTCGGCGCAAGCCTGCGGCGCGAGGGCGGATACCATGAGATACGGAGTCCCGGCGCCATCGACGAGCCGGAGACCGTCGGGGTACATCACCGCCTCGAAGTCCCTACGCGGCCGCCAGCCGCTTTGCCCGCCTTCGCTCCGGGTTCCGTTGAAGACGACCAGGCTCCGGGTGCCGAGCAGGCTGTCTCGCCGGACGGTCTCGGCCAGGTTGTCGTCGCCTGCCGGAGCCTCCGTGCCAAGGCCGTCGTAGCCCGCGATGGTCTGCGTCTGCCGGAAGCCGCCGTCCACCAAACGGGTTCTCGAATCGTCCAACCGAACGGTCTTGAGCTCGTTCTCAAATCCTAGGCGCACGTCTTCCGTGTAGAGGTATCGGAGGGGGACTCCGGTTGCGGGGCCGGTCATGGGCGCTGCCGCGCCCGCCCGGGTGACGGCGGTCTCCCGCGAGGTCGTCTCCGTGCAGGCCGTCGGGCAGACGATCAGGCCGACGTCCGCCTGGATGGAATAGGGATTGACGATCGTCGCTTCCTTCGGGACGGACGAAACCGAGAACGAGATCGCCTCGTCCTCGTACCTCCCCTCCTCCCAGTGGGAGCCGCCGGGCGATCCGTCGCTTGAGCCCGCGTATTCCTCCGCCCAGATCGAGTACTCGCGCCGGACGGAGACGAGCCCGCTGGCGACGTGCCCGAGCTCCGGCCAGAACGAATCCACGGCGGCGGCCTCCGTCCACCCGAGGTCGTAGTCCCCGCCCTCGTAGCGGCCCGTGATGCCGCGCTCTGGAAAATTGCTGTACGGCAGGCGATTCCACGGGTGCCAGCCCCACGGGACGAAGAGCTCGTCCTTGCGCTGGGAGACGACAGCGGCAGGGCCGTCGTACACGCTCTGCCAAGAGTCGTCGACGATCTCCCACGCCCAGCACTCGTAGTCCGCGATGTCCGGAGGCACGTCGCCGAATCCGGCGATCTTGTAGTAGTCCAGTATCATCTGGACTGCCTCCTGCCGGTCGATCAGGTACTTGTTGTCACCGATGAGGTCTTCTGGGTCTGGATCCTCCGGCAGCAGGTTCCGGACCTTGACCCACTGGAAGCACTCGTACCGAAGGGGAGTGCCGCGGGCGGACATCGTGACGGACTCCGTCTCGGAGAAGCGGCTGCCGATCCGGCTCTTGCGCAGCACGTCCGTGTCCGGCAGCACGGGCGGCGGGTCGGGATCGCCCGGGACCGGGTAGGTTCGGACATACTTCCACCCGAACCCGGACTGCGTGGTCGAGCCATCGCCGGAGATCGGGATCTGCGGGATGTCCGAGAGGCTGTCCGGCTCGGCGGTACCGTCGAGCCGTCGCGTCCAGTCCCACGAGAGGGACCAGAACCCCGGCGAGTGAGTGAAGTTCCCGGCGGGGCGATACCGGAAGAGCTTGAGCCAGTGGACGACGCGCGTGAGGTAGTCGCGATAGAACGCGGTCATCGTCCACGGGGCCGTGACAAGCACGTCCGTCCACGGGTTCGTCCGATTCTCGTGAAGAAGCTCGAGCGACCACTCCTCGTCACCGGAGATCGCCTCGCGGCCGAAGCGCTTCGGGAACGCGGAGAATTTGCCGTACTGGTAGTCCGACATGTCGAGGAAGTACGGCGCCAGGTCGTAGATCTGGTCGCGCAGCGCGCAGAGGGCGGCAACGGTCATCTGCCCTCGCTCCGACGCGGCGGTGAGGATGGCGTGGTTCGTGCGGGCGGCCTTGGCGTTCGCGGCCGATGTCGAGCAGACGGCATAGCGCAGGTCGATGTGCGCCTGGATGTCCCGGATCGGGCCCCAGCTCTCGCAGAGGTCGTTCTCGAGGTTGGCGATCTCCGTCAGGATCGCATCCAGAGGCTTGACATCCTCTAGGCCCATTGCGACACCTCCCCGACGTAGATGTCGTAGGTTTCGCCGCCCTGCGTCACGGAGCGGAGACTCACCGTGAAGTCGTAAGCCTCGTTCGCCTCGCCTGCCGGATCGTCGCTCCGGTCGAAGGCCGAGAACCTGCACTCGACTTGTTCCGCGCGCGGCAGCCAGCGCGTGTAGTTCGGCGGGCCGCTCCCGATCCACCACCGCTCCGAGACTCCGGGCTCTCCGACTACCCACGCGCCGGACTCGGCGCTCCAGGCGATCCGCATGCCGTTGGACATCGGGTATACGACGGCGCCCCGTTCCGTGGCGCGCGAGACCGTTATACCGTTGAGGCCGGATGCTCGCGCCGCCTGGACGATCCACTCCGGCGTCCCGACGACGACGATCTGCCCGGAGCCATCGAAGCGGTACGGCCCGAACGGAGTATCAACCAGCGGGCTGCCGATGTAGGACGCGACGGCTAGCTCCACGGAGACGCCATCCTCGTAGAGAGGCGGCGGGTCGAGACCCGCGCCCGTCGACGTGATGGTCGCCGAGATGTTCGAGAGGGCCGTCGGCGGCGCGGAGGAGAGCTCCATCCATGCATCGCCGAGCAGCGATGGCGAGGTGCCCTCCGCGTAGCCGTCCAGATCGTAGTACGAGACGGGCTCCGCGAGGCTCGTGAAGCCGATCCAGCCGCGGCCGAAGGAGTTGAAGATGAAAAACGTTCTCTCGGCGTTGGCGTAGACGGGCTGGCCGTTGTAGAGGAATTCGAGCCGGTGCAGCCGCGTGCGCTGCGCGTCGTTGAGATAGACGCGGGGCGCCATGCCGTCCGCGACGACCCAGGCGCTTTCGTCCGGCGAGAAGAGGCAGAAGCGCCCCTCGTCGGCGCCCACGCCACGGAAGTAGCCCTCGGCGCGGCCGTCCACGTTGATGTTGAGCGCGAGGAAGCCCATCAGTCCTCCTCCCCGGCGACCGGCTCGGGATGATCGGCCTCCGTCCCCTCGGAATAGCGGACGGAAACCCTGTGCGCGAGCACGGCGGTGTTTAGCGCGATCGTCCCCATCCGCTTCAGGTCCGGGCGCAGCAGGATCGCCTCGGTCGACACGTCGCCGGGCCCGCCGGACGCTCGGGAGACGAGGCATGGCAGCGAGCCGTCATCGTTCGGCCCGCCCGTGATCCGCGCGACGAAGAGCTCGCACCCGCCTCCGCCGCCGCAAGCCCATGGCCTTCCGCAGAGAGACTGCACGACGTTCGTCCCGCTGATCCACGCGATGGGCACGACGACGGCTCCCGCCTCGCTTGCGCGCGCAGCCTCCTCGAACTCCGCTTCGGTGCCGAGCGCGATGCCGGAGAACTCGGGCCCGCTGCCGTGATCGCCCGTTCCTGGGGAGACGATCGTCCCCCAGACGACCTTCGCGTCATCCGATCCGTCTAGGACGCCAACGCGCAGCCACCCCCAATGCGAGCGCTCCGGCCACTCCTCTTCCGCCATCGCTCCGAAGTCGCCTCGCTGGTCCGGCCCGTTCGCGCCCGCGATATGGATTCCGCTGTCGCCCTCCGCGCCGTATGTATCCGCGTCGAACGGCACATAGCAGTATACGGTCGCGTCCTCGTCGTTGCGCATCAGATTCGGCAGGCTTTCGTCGGCTCCGTCCTCGTCCGGATCGTGCACGTATACGGAGTATGCGTTCGGGTGGTCGAGCGCGCCGACCGTCGCATCGAGCTCCCATTTGTTCTCGTTCCGCGACCTCTTGATGCGGATGCCGCGACCGCGGATTGTCTCGAGGATGGAGCAAATCCTGTCCCACGAGCGCCACGGGAATGCGGCATAGGACGATCCGGGGCGGATTCGCGAGAACAGGCGTCCGATGAACGTATCGCTAGCCTCATGCGCGCTCACGAACCACCTCCAACCGGAACGACCTCTTTCTGGCTCGTCGTTGTATGCTGTGTCACGGAAACCTCCCATCCGTCAGACGCGTAAGCCTTCCGCGCCTCCGCAAAGAATCCGGGGTGTTCAGAGAATCCGTCCGCCGTCGCGCGGGCCGCCGCCTCCGTGAAGCCGATCGCCGTGTAGGTCGCGTCAACGGTCGTATAGGTCGTGATTTGCGTGACGGCTCCAACGGTCGAGTAGACGGTCCGCTTCGAGGTCTTGTACGAGTTCATGCAGACAAGCGGAGACTTCGTCCCCGTGATCGTGTTCGTCTCCGCGTCGTAGTTGAACGCGTCGGCGAACGATAGCGCAGTCGGGTTCCACGCCATCGCGCTACCCCCTCCCGAAGATGTTGGAGAACACGGCGGCGATCTGCGGACGGAACGCGAGGAGCCCGGTGATTCCGAAGCCGAGCCACATCAGCTCGCGCTTGCAGACGATGAAAACGTCCTTCCACGAGTCCGGGCGCGGGTTCGCAAGATGCTCCGCCAGAAGGCAGATGAGGGTCAGCTGGTTCTCGGTGCAGGACTGGATCTTCTGGGATTCCGTCATGCCGTTCGTCGCGGCAAGCGACTCCTCGATGTAGCCCTCCCAGAGCTCCTTCTCTTGGTTGGATGCGTTTGAGTCCTGAACGGACTTGATGGCCCGGTCGGCCTTTCGCTGGTTGTGTTCGCTAATCGCCATCGGAGCCCTCCTTCCGGCGGTCGCCCGCCTCTTCCAGCCGCCGCGCGCACTCGTCCAGAATGAGTCCGAGGTCTGCCGGGCCGAACGGCATTTCCTCGCCCTCTCCGCGACGCCACTTGTTGTGCGTGGAAATCGCGGCGGCGAGCCGCACGTTCGTCCAATGCCCGACCTTCGCGGGGGTAAGGGTGCTTTGCGGACCGCTCATCGCGCGACCTCCTTCTCCGGGACGGCGTTCGTCTTCCAGCCGAGGCCGTCCCCCTGTTCGCGCATCACGCGCAGAATCACGTCCTCGCCTTCGACCGACACGACGCGGCCCCTCGGCGTGGCGAAGCACCCGGCGCAACCTGCGCAGAGCGAGACGGCGACAACAGCAGTCGCCCTGCCGAGCAGCTTCTTTGCCTTGTGGTAGACCGGTGCGGCGGTCTGCGTGACTTGGAACGAAAGCCAAGCCTCGCGCCTCCCCCACCACGAATCGGAACTGGCCCACATCCAGACGAGGTATAGGGCGTCTCCGCCCCAGCGCATCACGGCGACCTCGTCCACGCCCCAAGCGGCGGCGAGTTCGCGCCGGTAGACCCAGATCAGATCGTGGAAGAGCGACGAAAGCATCCGGCGGAACGTGTTGTTCCGCAGGATGTCCGGGCCGTTCCACAGACCCTTGCGCGGGAAGGCGTGCGCGATAAGGCGGACCCGGTCACCGCCAAGCCGCTCGATGCCGAGAACGCCGTTGTCGAAGTCGGACTTGGCGAACGCCGCGAAGTCCTCGCCCGCAATGACTACAGCGACGCGCTCCGGCAGCTCGTAGTCGGCCTCTTGGTCGGCCTTGAGATACGCGGCGACCGCGCGCCCGAGAACGTGGGCGATGCGGAGTTGCTCTGGTGTCATTGCTTTGCGGTCCATCTCACATATTCCCGGATGGTAAATCAGCCATTTTCGCCAGCCGCCATATCGATCTTCGAAATGTTCGTCAGCGCTTCCAAAACGGACACAAGATTCGGGTTGATTTCAGACATCGTTTTGTTGAGTTCGGCAATCTTGTCAGCCGCCGCGTTCTGCGCGTTCTGCGCGTTTTGAATCGCGTTGTTCTTTGCAGCCTCTTCCGACTTGCGCCTAGCCTCCGCCGCAAGCCGCTTCCGCGCGCTCTTGCTCAACTTCCGAAGAGCCTCCTTCGCGCGCTTCGACCCGTGCTGCGTAATGTTCCCTTCATCGTCGAGCGCAGCACCAATTTCTCCGAAATCGTCATCGGTGAGTTTCCCTACGCCCCACTCGCGCATGATTGCGTTCTGCGAGTTTGCCAGCGCGTTGTCGAACCTACGAATTGCCTTCGCCTCTGCCTTCGCCCTGCGTTTCGCAGCGCGGCGTTCTGCCGGAGTAGTTCCTCCGGACAGCGCCTCCGACCTGCGGTCCTCCGCGTTGCGAGCCTTGAGTGCCGCCAATTCCTCGCCGAGCCGTTGTCGGTTCGCGTCGTGCCTATCCCGCTCCGCCTCCTGAAGCGCCTTCTTCGCGGCGATTGCCTGTAAGTCCGCCTTTGCTCCCTCTATGATGAGCGTCTTTTCGGCGCTCGCCGCGTTCTCCCTTGCGGTTGCTAGTTCCTTTTCGGCCTCCGCAAGTTTGTTCACAGCCTCAACGCGCTGGTCTCCGGTTGCCGTCTCCAATGTTCTCTTCAGGGAATCAACAACGCCCTCAATCTCGGACACCGCCTCGTCGGCTGCGTCCTTCGCCTGCTCGAACGGCTTGATGGCCCACCTGGCCGCCGCCTCGATCTTGTCATCGCCTTCAAGAAGCGCCGCGTCTTTCATCGCGCCGAACGAGTTCTCGAAACCTTGGTCGCGCAACTTGGCCTCGCGCTCCTTCGCCTTCGCAGCAGCCTCAGCCGCCTTTGCGCGCGCCTCGTCCGCGTTGCGAAGCGCCTGCGCCTGCGCCTCGATCTCCTTCTGCGCCGTCGCCTCCTCCTTCTTGGAGCGCGTCAGCTCTTCGGCAATCGCCTTGCGGCGGTCCTCAAGCGCGATGATGCTTCTCTGGTGCGCGTCAGATTCAACGAGCAGATCGTCCCACTTCTTGCGCGCCTCCCCCTCGTTCTCCGTCCCGAGCGAGGCATAGAAGTTGTCGCTTGCCGCCTTGATGTCCTTGGCGTACTCTACCGCCTTCCGTCGCATTTCCTCGACTCTGGCCTTGAGATTCTTGTCCTCGTCGGCGAGCATCTTGCGCTGGAGCGAGTAGTCTCGCGCAACCGCGTTGCTCTGCGAGAATAGCGAGTCGCGCTGGTTGGCCGCGGCACGTTCCGCGAGCAGCTGCGGGTCGGTGAGGCCCGCGATTGACTTCTGGTAGTCTGCCTCGCTCTGCGCGCGTGCCGCGTTCCGCGCCGTGTTGAAGACCGACACCTGAAGCTCGATCTTTTCCTTTGACTTGGCCCGGAGCCGGTCGAACCGCGTCGCAATCTCCTCCAGTTCGCGCTTCGTCTCGGACGCCGATTTCGTGATGTCATCAAGCCCGCGCCTCAGCTCTTCCAGACGCGCGGCCTTGGCGCGCTCCTGAATGCCCTCGATTGCCCCCTTCACCATCCTGAAGACGGCGAAGGCCCCGGTAGCGATTCCGGAGATCCCGATGAACGCCTTGCCGAAGGAGCCGAGCGCTCCGATTGCGCCACGGATGTTGCCCTGCGCGAGATTGTCAAGGACGCGGCCGAAGGAGCGGACCTCGTTCCCGGAGTCTTCGACGGCTCCCTTCTGCTTCGACATTTCCTGCGACAGCCGAGCAACCTCTGCGTGCGCCTTCTTCGCGGAGGCCGTTGCCGCATCCTGCGCCTGCTTCTGCGCCTTTTGGACTGCGGCATTCTGCTTCTGGACGGCCAGCAGGCGCTCCTGCGCCTTCAAGACGTCGGAAAGGCTCTTTCCCAGAAGCATATTTTCCGGAGCGGCCTTTGCCGTCGCCTCCGCGACCTCCTTCTGCGACTTCGCAAGAGCGACATTGGCCTCGGCGAGCGCCTTTGCGTCCGCTTCCGCCTTTGCGACTGTCTGCGCCGCCTTTGCGACAGCGCCGCGCATATCCTTCATGCTCGTCTCGGCCTTGGCGGCGGCCTTTGAGACGGCGTCCTTGAGGGAGATCGTAAACGAGATTGCCCGGTCAGCCATTGGAACCTCCTTCTGCCCCCTTTTGCGCTAGGGGCTCGTTTTTGGCAGGGGCCGGGCCTTCTGTGGCAAGTTGCCCACCGGAAGCTCCGCTACCACCTTCCTGCGCGCTATAGGCGGTCTTTCGGAGGTCTACGATGCGCTTGACAGCCTTGCGCAGCGCGGCGAGCGCGTTGATAACGCCGGACTTCTCGAATCCATCAGACCCACTACCGGCCCGGAACACCTCCTGCTCGATTGCGCACCGGTAGGCGACGAGCGCAAGGCTGCGGTCCGCCGAATACCAGTATTCCGGCGAAACGCCGGTCATAGCGCCTAGTTCGGCGGAGAACCGACGCCACCGCGAGGCGACGCGAGGCGCGTCGGTCTCGGCGCGCTCCTTCTCCTCTTCAAGCCGCGTCAGGCAGAGCTGTCGCAGAAGCCGCGACAGGTCTTTGTCCCACGCGCCGATCCAGTCGCAGACCGCAAGGGCGGAGTCGCGCATTCCGGGCGCGACGATGTCCTCGTCCCCGCGCAGGAGGTCGGAGCAGGCCTCGTCCAGTTCGGCCTCCGTCGCCCCCGCCCTGCGACGGAACGCGCGCAGTTCTCGCTCCGCGTCCCTGCTTGTGAGAATTCCCCAGAGCAGGTCTGGCTCGCGCCCGTGCGCCATCGCGAACGGAATCAGAACGCCCTCCGCCTTGCGCGAAATGCGCTTGTCGTCCCAGTATTCAAGCCAGTCCTCGGCGGCGCACGTGAGCGGGTGAAGAGTCACGTTGCCGCAGCGGACGGGGGCGCAGATGCGCTCCCCGTCCTGCGACTTCCCCGCCGCCATCTGCGCCGCGCCGAGGTCGTTCAGTTCTACGATCTCGTCGGGCGTCAGATCGGTGACGTGGAACACGCGGCGCAGCTCCTCGATGGCCGCGCGCGCTACGGGGTTCAGCGGCATCGCAGTCGCCTCCGCGCGCTATCAGGAGCCGGACGAGGACGAACCGCCGACGGGCGCGGGCGCGACGTAGGACGTGCCGTGCTTCTCGAACGTAAAGGACGAGGTCTCGGCCGCCGTGTTGCTGCGGTCCTCGCTCGAAGCCGTCATGTCCCAGCCGCTCATCGTTGGCGTCGCGATGCCGACGAAGTTCACGGCGAGGGTTTCCACGGGGTCGCGGTTCTCCGACGCCAGATACGCCCCGCCGCAGTCCGTGGCGTCCTCGTGCGTGATGCCGAGGGTATAGGTCGCGCCGGAAACCGCGACGGACGGATCGCTGTCTGCGCCGACGAGCGCCGCGATGCCGCACGCGCCGAAGCCCGCCGGGAGCGTCAGCGACGGCGTGAGGAAGCGATGCTCCGTTCCGTGCGAGTGCTTGCCGTCCGAAACGTCCGTATGCTTGTGCGCGGAGATCGACACCTCCGGGTAGTCCGTCGGCGTATAGGTCACCGTCACGTTGTCGATATGATAGTACTCGTCTTGATCGTTCGGGTCGGCCACGCGCTTTCCGGGCGCGATGTTCGCGACGGAGAACGTCCCTTCCGCCTGATAGACCTTGAACGTCTCCGTGATGCTGTCCTGCCCGCCGTAGAGAGTGGACGACTTCTCGTCGCCGTTCTTGTCGACGGCCTGCGCCCGCTGCTGCGAGGTGGAGTGGTTCGTGGTCTGCACCTCGCCGACGGACGTGCCGACGAGCGACGCGAAAATTCCCTCGGGGTTAAAGAATCCGACTGCCATTTGTGACTCCTTTGTTTTGGATGGTGTGGCTTCAACTTTTACCGACTGGTAAAATATGGAGATTTTGCCAATGGCGAACACCGCGATCCCCCAGACACTCATCTACGACGGAACCCTCTACGGAGTCCCGTGCGACGGCGCGCGCAACGTGGAGTCGCGCCCGGTTTGCGTCCCGATGGGCGCTGCCGCCACCCTCGTCCTTTCCTTCCGTGACGCCCGCTCGTTCCAGCCGACCCTGCCTCCGCGCGCCGACGAATGCGTTTCGTGGCGCTTCGAGATCACCGATAGGCGCGGCGCGGGCCACGTCTGCCTCTACGCGAAGTCGAGCGGCGTCGTGCTTGACGCGGACTCGCAGTCAATCGCAATCGACCTCACGGGAACCTACACGACCGAAATGGAGGCCGCGCTTGCCGACCGCGAGATCGGCGAGTTCCCCGCGTTCCTGTCCGGCTTCGACGGCAACGGCGCGCGCATCGTGTCCGTCCTCACGCACATCCGCATCGGCAACACCTCCGACGATACCGCCGAACCAGAGGAGGCCGACACCCTTTCGCACCGCATCGAGGTGCTTGCCGCCGCAATCGCCGCCGCCGCCGCCGCCGCAAAGGCGCTGGACACCGGCGTGGAGAACCCGGACTACGGCTCGACCGACGATATGGTTATGGACCTCGTTCGCATCCTCAAGAACCTCAACCAGCAGGAATAGACGATGCCGGACACGCCGACCAGCTACACGTTCGAGCGCTTCCCTCGCAGGGAGCGCATCCAGACGGCTGCGGCAACGGAGGCTACCGAGGCGCTCGCCAAGCAGATCAACGCGCGTCTGTCCGCGCTCATCCCGGTTTCCACCACAACGCCGGACACGGTCAACAAGATACTCGCCCGGCAGAACTCGATCGTTGACAACATCAACGCCCTCGCAGGGCAATAGCAAGGAGAATACGAAATGGCAGCAACAGCTCTCGGCAACATCCCGCTTTCCACTACCCTCTACCCGGCGTCCGACGTTGACACAGCGCTCCAGGCGCTCGCTTCCGGCGTCTCCGAGGAAATCGCCTCCGCCGTCAGCACGGCGTGGAAGGCGGGCGGCAGCGCGGCTCCGGCCGACCTCACCTCGTCCCTGCTCGTCAAGGCGAACGAGGGCAAGGTGTACAACATGTCGGCGTCCGGCACTACCGACTCCAACTTCATGGAGGGGGCTGGCAAGCCGTATACCGCCGGAACGGACATCGCCGTCATCAACACGGGGACGGCTTCCTCGCCGGACTACAAGTTCAACGTGCTTGCCACGCAGGATTCCTCCGTGGTGAAGTCCGTGAACGGAATCACTCCGACGAACGGCGCGGTGACGATCCCGAACGCGGGCGCGTCCACGAACGGCCTCATGACGAGCGGTGACTACACGAAGCTGTCCGGCATCTCCTCCGGCGCGGAGGTCAACCAGAACGCGTTCGCGAAGATTGCCGTTTCCGGCGTGGCAGGAACCGGCGACGCGGCGTCCGAGACGGACACCCTCACCCTCGTCCCCGGCGACAACGTGACGATGAGCCGGAGCGGGAAGTCGGTGACGATCAATGCGACCGTTCCGTCGGGCGTCGTGACTGGAGTCGCCACTGACAGCGGAACGGCCTCGGCAGATTCAAGCGGACACGTCGATATCCACGGAAACAACGGCGTTTCCGTTGTCGTGTCTGGAAGCAGCGTTATCTTTGTCGATGGCTCTTCGATTTCCGGCGTCGCATCCGGTGCGGCATCCGGTGTAACTGCGCTCTCCGGCGTCGTGTCCGGCCTAAAGAACTTCTCCAAGGTCACGGTCGTGAATTCCGGCGGGACCGCCGTGACGAACGGAACTCTGACGCCCGCATCAAACGCGGACGATACGCTCAAACTTCAAGCCGGAAGCAACGTGACCCTTTCCGTCACGTCCGGCACAAAGACGGTCAAGATCGACGCGTCCGTCCCCGTGAAGGACGGCAAAATAAGCGGCGGCTCGTCCCTGCTGTCCGGCACGACCATCGTCATCCCTGTCGCCACTACGTCGGCAAATGGCGTCACGCAGCTCTCGAACTCCGTGTCCAACTCGACCACGACGGCCATCACGCCGAGCGCGGTGAGCGGCGCGCTCAGTTCTATCAGCGAAACGTTGGACGGCTACGTCTCCGGCGGAACCCTCCACGACAACCTCGTGAACAAGGGACTTTCCAACCCCGGCTCCTCGTCGAACAACACAATCTACGGGCTGATTGCGGCCCTCCACGCCTCCGACACCAAGGCTGAATCGTAATGGCACCAAAGACAGCGCAGAAGAACGCGGAGCCAGCACCGGCTCCCGCAGAACCCGCCCACGTCGCCTACTGCATCGACATACAGGGCTCCGGCGCAGAGCAGTTCGCCGACCAGCTCTATGTCTCCGTCAAGTCCCTGCGGGAGACGCGGAAGCCGGGCGACTCAATCGTGGTCCACATCTGCTACGCGCACGTTTCCGTCGAGCTGATGGAGCGGCTGCACGCGCTGGACGCGGACGGCTTCAAGGTTGCGACGCGCAACATCGCCGAATCCGACCTCGCGTACTGGCAGCAGTTCACGAGGCACGACCCTCGCTCCGCGGCCCGTCCGTGGGGCGGCATCGTCTTCGCGCGTCTTTGGCTCCCGCTGCTCTTGCCGAACGTGGACCGGTGCATTTATTTGGACGCCGACACGATGTGCCGCGCGCCGATTGCCGACCTCTACCGCGGCGAACTGCCGGAAGGCAAGTGGCTCGGCATGAACCTCGGATCCGTCCCGGAGTACGGCTACAACTCGGGCGTGATGCTGATGGACCTCAGGGCGATGCGCGAGGACAATACACTCTACCAGCGCCTTGGTGAGTTCATGGCGAAGCACACGCGGGCATTCCATTGCCCGGACCAGACCACGATCAACCGCTTCTTTGCGGACAGGATCGCGGAGATCGGGCGCGAGTGGAACTTCCCGCCGACGCCGGGTGCCGCCGACCCGGAGATGATGAAGGCGAAGCTCTGGCACTTCTACAACGGGCACCAGAAGCCGTACCGGATCGCAGCGGACGACTTCGGGCGCGCGCTCATCATGTGGAACAACGTGCTGACGGAGGAGAAGTGATGGACGGATATGACTTCATTGAGGCGGGCGCCGTGCGGCTGGACGCCATCGTGCTGACGCGCGAGGGAGACAAGCGGTTCGTCGAGTGCAGAATCCAGAAGGACGAACTTCGCTGCCGCAACTCGCACGGCGAGGAGTTCTGGGCCAGCACGGGGTGCGTGCTCGTCGTCCCGCATTTCGCCATCGCGGTCAGGGTGAAGGAGGGCAAGTAAATGGCAATTGAACTTGGAAACATACCGCTCAATACGCCCGTCACGCTCGTCGGCATCGTCGACGGAGTGGATAACCTCCGCTACTCCATCCCCGCCGCAATCGCCGTTTCGGACGCGACCTCGACGGCGGCGCTTCAGGATCGGGCCGTGAACACGGTCTCGGTCGGATCGGCGGTGACAACGCTCAATCTCACGTTCCCGGCGGCGGTGGCGGGGTATGCGCGAGACTTCTTCCTGCGGCTCGACTGCGCGGGGACGGCGCTCGCGACCATCTCGCTCCCGTCGGGCGAGACGGTCGATTTCGGCGCGGACGCACTCGCGGGCCTCACGGGCAAGGCGGGCGTGCATCTTGCGCTGTTGACGGAGATCGCCGCGAACCATTGGCTCGTCAGCGTGCGTGAGGCCGAGGCATGATGATCGCCGCGCACCAGACGATGCTCGCGCCGCCCGCGCTCCCGTATGCAAAGGAGGTGCAGTACCTTGTTTTCGACGGAACCCAATGCGTGGAGGCGGTCGTTCCCACCGATGCACACACGTTGACCGTGCATTACAACGGAACCTATGTTTCCGACGGAGAGGCGAATCCGCTCGGGCTTTACGACAACTACCCAACGACCGCGAACAGAGTCTACGCGGGGCCGTATGGAGCGAGAGCTCGCTGTGTGCTCATTCAACCGGAGTACAACATATCGCAGAACGTAACGAACGCGGACGTCGTGCAAACGGTGGACGTTTTCAATCGGCAGCACACGGTCGTAAAGAACGGCACCACCTACACGGCGACCATCGGCAACTTCGGAACCTTGACAACGCAGAAGCCCGTAGGCGTTGGCGCGAGAAACGTGTACAGAAACACGGGCTCGCACGAAATCGCGGTCGGCATATCCGGGAAAATCTATTCGTTCAAGTCGTGGATTTCCGGCGTCGCGGAATCCGACTGGATTCCGGTGGTCGATCTGAACGGCGTTGCGTGCTTCTACGACCAAATCGGCGGGTCGCTCCATTACACATGGACGGGCAATCCGCTCGTCGCCGGCCCGGACAAGACATAAGGAGACACCATGTACGCGAGAATCATAAGCGAGACGAGGATCGACACGAACGCGCCGAGGAGCGCGGTGATCGACGGAAGCACGGTCTGCGGGCAACTGCCCGAGGACTATCTGAATTCCATCGGCTGGTATCGGCTGGACGAATTGCCGGGGCCGAATCCACGCGATGGCTACCACCTTGAGCCGCGCTACGCCTACGACGACGAGGCCCCGACGAAGATCGAGCAGTCGTGGGTCGAGGTTGAAGACCCGCCCCCGCCGCCGCGCGTGTTCTCCAAGCTGCGGCTCAAGTCCGCCATCGCCACGGCTGGTCTGCTCCCCGCGTTCAAGGATCTGCTCGCTGGAATGGAGGTCGCGCCGGGCTACTCGGCGCAGGAGGCGTTCGACGACGCGGTGAACCTTTCCGAAGCGCATCCGCGCTTCGTCGAGGCGGTGGACATCGCCAAGCAGGTTCTCGCGGTCACAGACGAACAGGTCGAGTCAATCCTCGCAGCGAGCGTCGCGGAGTAGGCTTTTACCCGGCGGGAGAAGAAGGGGAGCGAAACAAGATGGATAGAATGGCAAAACTGCGTTCCACGCTCGGCTTCGTCGCCGCATTCGCGCTTTGCTTCGTCGTAATCTGTCTCGTCGCGGCTTGCGCTGGCTGTGCGACCGACCCTGCAACTGGGGACGTGACGATCCGAGTCCCGGCGCGCGCCGTGGACTTCGCGACGAACGCCGTGCGGGAGTATTTGGAAGGACTGGACAATGCCGCAAGGGGCTCCGCGCAAGCGGACTCTTCGGGCGCGGCCGAATCCGGCCCTCCCGCCACGGGGGAGGGCGAAGCGGCGACTAGTCAACACCGCGAAGAACCGGAACCCGTGGCGCTCCAACTTGACTTCCGGTACGGAGGGTTCAAGGGCGGGAGCGCGAAGGAGGATTCAAGGTGCCGCATCGGGAAACTCAAGATCGGCGGCGACTCGCTGTCCTTCAAGTGGGAAGGCGGAATCCCTAGCGATTGGAAACGCGGAGAAACGAAGAAGGGACCGATGATCGTCGCTTGCGCGTTCTACTTTGAAGAGAAGTCCGGAAAGTGGGTCGGCGGCAAGTTCGACTGGATTGACGAGCATCGCGCTTCCCGCTCACTCGAAAACATCAAAGGCGGCTATAACGGATGGAATACGGGCGCGTGGAATGCGGCGAAGAGGCGCGCGTTCTGCGTCGTGAGCGCGGACGGCAAGCGGCGTTCCAACCTCGTCGAGGACTAGCGCCGTGAAGCCCATCGAGCTGATCGTAGGCGCAATCGTCGTTCTCGCGTGCATCGCGTTCTTCGCGTTTGTGTGCTGGCTCGGACCGGCGTGCTTCATCTGATGGACATCCTCTACATCGTCGGCCCGCCGGGACTTTCCAAGCACGGCAACCAGGAGCTGCGCTGGTCGCTCCGCTCTGTCGCGAAGTACGCGCGGAACGTGGGGCGCGTGATTGTGGCTGGCTACCCGCCGCCGTGGCTCTCCGACGCCGTTGTGAAGCACGAGGTGCTGAATCGGCCCGGAGAGTTCAAGTTCCGCAGCATCTGGCGGTCGGCGCTTGCCGTCATGGACGCGGGGCTGCTCAAGGGCGAGTTCCTTGTCTCGTTCGACGATAACTTCTACACCGCGCCCGTAGACGTGGACGCGACTCCGTTCTGGATGCGGCGACCGGCTCTCCTTCCGTTCGGAACGCAGAGGTCTGGCGGCGAGAACTACCGGCGAAGCATCGCGGAGACGCGTAGGCGTCTTCTGGCCGCCGGATACCCGATTGTGGACTGCGCGTGCCACTGCAACACAAGGCTCCATGCGGAGGATGCGTCGGCTGCGCGCGCGCTGGACGAGAGCTACCAAGGTCGCGACCACTGGATCGGTCTGGACCTGGAGGCCACGTTCGTCAATATCCGCGCCGCTCGCACGCCCGGAATCGAGTTCACATACCGGAAGGACTGGAAGTGCGAGCGGTTCGACGCGGACGCGGTGGCATCCGGGCAGTTCTCCATCGGCGACGGCGCTTTTGACGATCCAAAGTTCCGCGCCTACATGGACGCGGAGTTCGGCGCGCCGTGCATCTACGAGCGCAGTTGATTTTACCAACCGGGAACTGGCATGAGCACCAACACCACACTCAAGGTCGAGCAGCGCCCGCTCTCGTCCATCAAACCCTACGAGAAAAATCCGCGCCGGAACGACGGCGCTGTCGACGCGGTCGCCGCGTCCATCAAGCAGTTCGGCTTCAAGGTGCCGATCGTCATCGACAAGGACGGCGTGATCGTCGCCGGGCATACGCGCTACAAGGCCGCGCAGAGGCTTGGCCTCAAGAACGTGCCTTGCGTGGTCGCGTCCGACCTCTCACCGGCGCAGGTCAAGGCGTTCCGGCTGGCGGACAACAAGGTGTCCGAGCTGGCGACGTGGGACTTCGACCTCCTTTCCGAGGAGATGGGCGAACTTGCCGGAGACTTCGACCTCGGCGAGTTCGGATTCCCGGACTACTTCAACGATGACGGGACGATGCCCGCGCAGGGCGAAGGTGCGCAGCCGGGCGCTCCGGCTGACGGAGCCCAGACGCAGCCCGCAGTGGACACCTCCGCTCTCCCTCCCGAGCTCCAGGGCGCGACCCTCACGCCGCCTCCGATGCAGGAGTTCACCGGCGACGACCAGACCGCGATGGAGCGCGTCATCATCGTCTACCCGAAGGCACGCGAGGCCGAGATCGCGACCCTGCTTCGCCTCAAGGAAATCACGAAGGTGGTCTACACCATCAACGAAATCCCGCCCGCTCCGGCTTCCGCGCCCGCGAAGGAAGAGGCCCAGGCTTCCTGATGACCTACGCGGAGTACATCGCGTACCACAGGCGAGGCGACGCGGGCGTCGAGGAACGCACCATCGCCGCGCTCTGCCGCCGCCTCCGGCTCTCGCGCTGGGACGCCTTCCGGCTCGTCTACTTCTACTCGATGACGTACCACATCCCGAGCGCGCTGTCGATGCTCGTGGACAAGGAACGTGCCGTGCCCAACTTGAAGTTCCGCACCGACCGGCGCTACGTCCGGTGCAACGGCGCGTTCCCGAAACTGCTCGAAGGGCTCGTCCCGGAAAAGCACGAGCGCCTGTCCGCAACACGTTCCACGAGCAGCGCATACGAAGAGGTGCGGTCGTGGTTCTTCTTCGGCCGCTACGCCGCGTTCCTCTTCCTAGAATGCTGGGCGAACGTCGCGCGCCCGAATTGGGTTGACGATATCCGCTTCGGCTGGGAGCCGGACGAGAACTACACGAAGGGGGCCGTCTCGATTATCGGGAGCAGCGCGCGGCAGGCGCTTGACGATTTCCTTGACTGCGCCCGCGCGGACACGCAGGACAACGCCTTCGCCATCGAGACGAGCCTGTGCGCGGTCGCCAAGTTCGAGAAGGGGACGCGCTGGGACGGGTTCTACACGGAGCGGATGCTTCAGGACGCCGCAGGGACGAAGTGGCAGCAGCTCGTCTACGAATGCGCATCATAATCCTGTCCGTGGAACCTTCCAAGTCCAGACGCGACCCTGTATGAAGAATCTTCCAAGTCCAGACGCGAACACGTGCTGCGTGATCGTCACGGGGACGAACGCGGTCGGAAAGACAACACTCGCCAAGGCGTTCATTGACCGCTTTGGCGGCATCTCTCGCATCGAGAATCAGACCACGTTCACGAATGGCGGCCCGGCGCTCGCCGGTCCGTATGGTTGTTCTTCTGGAGGCGTGGACAGAATCAAGGACGCTGACGGGAACTCTGCAACAAGTCCGCTCGCGAGTGTGGTTGAAGCGGCGCTCAATCAGACGAATCTCATTCTGTGCGAGGGATCGCGACTCGACACATTCGGTCTGAACCTGACGAACGCCATCTTCAAAGCGAAAAGGCAGCTCGTCGTTTTCCTGTGCGCTCCGCTAGACGTCATCTACAACCGTTTGGTCGAGAGGTCCGGTGTAAAGGAACGCGCGTGGCGAACGATTGCCGCGAAACAGCGGCAGGCCGCACGCGCCGCAGAGAAGTTCCGTTCAATCGGCGTGCCTGTGATGGGGTTCGATACCTCGAAAACGCAAACAGACACGATTCTGAACAAGATTCTCGATTTTGCGGGGTTTCCTTCGTGACCGTGACGGACTACAACGACGGAGCGGTGCGCGCCGTCTGCTACGACTGCGGTTCTCCTGTTGCGAAACGGTCTTACAACTATTTCCGCAGGATGAACTACGAATCTGCGGACAAGGTCTGGTGCCGCGTCTACATCGACAACGGCGAGCCCGTCGGTTTCTACTACGCGGCTCGCTGCGTGAAACATGTTCGGCTGATTGAGATCGCAGTGCGCTCTGAACGGCAGGGAATCGGACTTGGTAGATTGATACTCGCAGACCTTTCCGACCGGTCGCGAGCCGCAGGAATCCATGCAATTACGTTCCGTACTCCGATTGCGGAGAAAGCAATCGGGTTTTGGCAGCACGTCGGGGCGCGAGTCTTGGACGTGAAAGGTTCTGACTATGAGATGATCCTTCAAGTTTGAGGAAACGACAATGGAATACTACCAATCTCCGCGTTGGACGAACGAGGTCGCGGACTGCTCGATGCCGATGACCTTCGACACCTACAGCAACTGCTCCTTCGGGTGCCGCTACTGCTTCGCGCAGTTCCAGCGGGCGCTCGGCGGCGCGAAGGACGCCTACCTTGCGAAGGAGGTCAAGTGGGTGGACATCCGCAAAATCAAGCAGATGTTCCTCGAACCGGACTCCACGCAGTTCGGCCCGTACATCAAGGCCCGGAAGGTTATGCAGTGGGGCGGGATGAGCGACGAGTTCGACGGCTACGAGCGCAAGTACGGGAAGACCCTCGAACTGCTCCGGTTCTTCAAGGAGATCGACTACCCGCTCTGCTTCAGCACGAAGGCGACCTGGTGGACGAAAGACGAGCGCTACATGGAGCTGGTGCGCGGACAGAAGAACTGGAACTTCAAGTTCTCCATCATCACGGGCGACGCGGAGAAGGCGCGCATCGTCGAGCAGGGCGTTCCGTCCCCGCAGGAGAGGCTGGACGCGATCCAGCGCATCGCGGAGGCCGGTGCCGGAGGCGCGACCCTGCGTCTGCGCCCGTTCATCATCGGCATTTCGACGCCGACCTATCTCGACCTCATCGCGGAGGCCGGGCGGCGCGGCGCAACGGCGCTCTCCACGGAGTTCCTCTGCATGGAGCAACGGAGCAACACCCTGCGCGCGCAGATGCCCGTGTTCAACGAACTGTGCGGCTTCGACCTGTTCGCGTTCTACAAGAAGTATTCCTGCACGCAGGGGTATATGCGCCTCAATCGCAACATCAAGCGCCCGTTCATCCTCAAGATGAAGGCGGCGTGCGACCGGGCGAAGATGCGGTTCTACGTCTCCGACGCGCACTTCAAGGAGTTCTGCTGCAACGGCTCTTGCTGCGGCCTTCCGCAGGACTGGAACTACTCGCGCGGGCAGTTCTGCGAAGCGCTCCAGATCGCCAAGAAGAACGGCGCTGTGCGGTTCTCGGACATCAAGCCGGACGTTGACCGGCTGCTCGGCGGCTTTGAGTGGGGGAAGGCGACCGGGTACAACTGCAACAGCAGCGAGAAGCGCGCCAAGTTCTACGGCATGTCCATGGCGGACTACATCCGCTGGCTGTGGAACAACCCTCAGGCCGGGCAGTCGCCATACAAGTTGTTCGAGGGCGTGCTCGTCCCGGACGGGCGTGACACGGACGGGAATATCGTCTACCGCTACAAGGGCGAGGCCTAGGCCGGAGCGCCGCTTCCGGGCGCGTTGCCCGGCGCGGGCTGACCGGGCTTGTTTCCGCCAGGTTCGCCGCCTTCCTCGCCCTCATCCGCGCCCGGCTCTCCGAAGGCCGGGAACGCCTCGGCGTCATCCTTGAATTCCAGTTCGTCGATTTCCTTCGCGGCCTGCTCTTCGAGTTCCTTGTCGTGTCCGGAGATCGTGGAAATGACGCGCACGGCGGCCTTGAGCGCCATCTTCCGCATCGCGGGAACGGCGTCCGGGAGTTGCGCCACCATCGTCACGACCTGCATATCGGATGCGGCGTCCACGACGTCGAACGAGGACGGCCAGACCGGCTCGTACTCCTTGAAGTTCGGGTCGAGCGCCTTTGAGATCGCGACGAGCCGCTTCTCCGCCTCCTGCATCAGGAGCGCCCTGTTCTTCAGGGTGGACTCGGTGTCTAGCTGGTCGAACTGCTTGCTTTCGGCGGTCTGCGTCTGGCGCGTCTCCTTGTTGAAGAGGGAAAGGCCGGTGATGTCGAACAGGAGGGCGCGCTTGCGCTCGATTTCGTCCGGGATGGCCTTGAGGTCTGCGGCGGACGGCGCGATGTAGCGCGTGGTGCCGGACTCCTCGGCGGATTCCACGATGGGCGCGTCCGCGCCCCGGACGATCTCCCGGACGATGCGCGTGATGAGTTGCCCGCGATCCGCGCCGACGTCCTGAACGAGTTTCGTTTCAAGGCTGTTGAGGGTGCTTTCGGAAATGACGAGTTGCGGGTAGACGGAGCGCCCGAGGTTGTCGACGTGGATCGAGTCAAGGTTGAGAAGGACGGACTGGATGTTCTCGGCGTCATCGAACCACCACGGCGAGGGCGAGGGGCGGCCCACGAGCGCGAACGGGAGTTCGTCGAGGCCGTCGAGCGCGACCGGGCCGTCCTGCCAGTCGGCGGTGAGGCCGTCCGGCGTCTTGTCGGAGAAGCGCCAGAGGCTGACCGCGCCGGTCTGCGGGTCTTTCATCCAGAGGGAGCGGACGGTACGGAACCTGTCCTCGACGAACGGGTTGTCGCGCACCTGCTCCACGGACTCCACGATAATCCATTTGAGGTCGCAGCGCTCGTCGATGAAGAAGTCCGGCACGGAGACGGACGGGTAGGCCGTCCAGCGGACGCGGTCGGCCTCCGTGCGCTCGCCGAGGGATGCGGCGACGCCGTCGCGGGACGCCTGAATCCAGACCCATTGCTGGCAGGTGAGCGCTTCGGAGACGTCCATCCAGAACCGGACCTGGTCGTAGTCACGCCCGCCCATGTTTGCGAGGAAGTCATCGTCCGCGCCGTCGCGCTTGACGGGCTCCTTGAAGAGGTACTGCTGGATTTTGCCGCAGACGCGCCCTGCGTCGTTGACGTAGGCGGTGCGGTCGCGCCGCCCGGTGACGCCGAAGTCGACGGAGGTGACGGCTGGGCCGCCCTCGACGCCGCCGCGCACGAGGTAGCGCCCGAGCCACGAAAGGTCGCTCTCGTTCGGGGCGCGAGAGAGGCGCGCGCGGACGTATTCGGCCCCTCCGTCCACGGCGAGGCGGTTCAACTTCAACTGGCGCTCGCGCTTGACGAGGAAGGGGTGCTTGCGGTTGAGAACGACACGGGCGGGCGATGTTTCTGTTGGCATGGCGTGAATCTCCTACAATCCCCGCCGGGTAAAAAGAAGCCCGCCCCTGCGCGGGCAGAGGCGGGCTGCGTCGCCGGACTTGCGGATGAGCGACGGTGGGAGGGCAGGGCCCCGCTAGGCGGACGCGCCGCTGGACGCGCCGGAGGTGCCGGAGGAGTCGCCGCCGCCGGAGGCGGAGGTGCCGACCTTGGCGACGACCTTCAGCACGCGGATGTGCTTCTTGTCGTAGACGCGGGTCCACGAGGCGGCGGCCTCGACCGTGTCGTTCGCGGGCGTGTCGGCGTCGGTGGAGCCGACGTACTTGATGCCGCGGACGTGCATGACGTAGGAGTCGCGGGCGATGATGCCGGAGGTGGACTTGAGCGGTTCCCGGTAGTTCTCGAACCGGCGGTTGTTCTCGGCGGGCTCGGCGGAGGCCTCGGCAACCGCGCCACGGGCGAAGAGGAAGAACTCCGTCACGCCGGTCTGCGGGTTGTAGGGCAGCGCATCGTCCATGATGAGCGACTTGCCGTTGTAGGACGCGAGGACGCCCTGGCGCTCGTCGGCGGGCTTGTAGACCTGCGACTTGCCGCCGAGCTTGTTCAGCCAGACCTCGACCTGCGAGTTGCAGACGATGGCGGTGAGCGCGCCCTTGGCGTCGCCGAGCAGCTGCGCCGCGTCGAGCAGCGAGTACTCGTCGAGGACGGCGGCGTTGCCCGCGAGCCCGGTGATGTCGAACACGAGGTCGCCCGAGTTCTTGGCGATGTTGCTCGCGAACACGCCCTTGAGGGTGCGCATCAGCATCTTCTGGCGGGCCCGAATCTGGAAGTCCCCGATCAGGGTCCGGGCGCGGCCGACAACGTCGCCGCCGCCGCTGATGATGCCCGCGAGGTCGTGGGCCGCCCACGCCTTGCCGCGCCTGTGAATGACGAAGATGTCCTTGCCGCCCGTCATCGCGGCGGGGGTGAAGGGCGTGGTCTGCGACTGCGGATCGTCGTCCGAGCCGAGATCGTTGAAGAAGTTGAGTTCGCCGGTCTTGCCACGGGCCGAGTATTCGGTCACGAGGGCCTGAATCTGGGGGTCGGTGGCGATGATGCCGGAGCGGTACAGGGCCGAGTTCTCGGTCGTGTACTTCTGGAACCACTCCTTCGCGAAGGGAGTGTTGAGGGCCTCGGTGAGGTCTTCGACGGTGGTGACTGCCATTTTGGTTTGAGTTGGGTTGGAGGTTGCCGGAGGCTATCCGGGGATGGTGACCCCGGCCTCGGCCGCGAGCTTGCGGGCCATGTCGGGGTCGGACTTGTAGATTTCGTACTGCGCGGTGGCGTTCTCGGACTCCTTCTTCCACGGGTTGGGGCCGGTGAAGCCGGAGCCGCCCTTGGCGGGGCTGCCGGACGAGGGCGCTTTCGCGCCGCCGTTGGCGAAGATGCCTGCGTAGTCCGCCTTGAACTTGTCCACGACGGCCTTCATCTGCTCCGCGTTGGCGAGATCGGCCTCGCCGACCGCCTCGCGAAAGAACTTCATGAAGGTGGCTTCCTTCACGCCCTGCGCGGGCGCGATTCCGTTCTCCTTGGCGAACGCGTCGATGTCGGCGATGCGCTTGACGCGCTTGTTCTCGGCCTCGGCGTCCTGCGCCTTCTTCTCCCATTCCGACACCTGCTTCTGGAGGCCGGTCACGAGTCCGGTCAGACGTTCGATCTCGCCCTTGCCCTCCGCGCCCTTGCTCTCGGCGGCCTTCTTGGCCTCCTCGATCTGGGTGGTGAGTTGGGCGATCTGCTCGTCCTTCTTCTTCGCGTCTTCCTCCGCCTTGCGGCGTGCCTTGGCGGCTGCGGCGTTGAGATCGGCGGTGTAATCGAACTTCGAGAGGAAGTCCTTTTCTTCGTCGGTCAGGGCCTCGGCCTTCTGGAGTTTCTGGAGAATTTCGGGGAATGTCATGGGGTTGTTCTTGGGTTGTCACGCGGAAGCCGCCGCGAGTCGGGTTCTTGGTTTGTCACCTCCGATTGCGCCCGGAGGAGTTGGGCGAAAGGGTGCGGGCGGGAGGCCGCTAGGCGGCGCTCGACGCGTCCACGAGGGATTCATCCGGTCTGCACGGCGTTCTGCCGCCATCTCACGGCCCGCAACACTACCCGCGCGGTAAAACAGCGGTGCGTCACCGAATCTCGAACACGAGGTCGAAGGTGATCGGGAGGACGTAGAACGGCTGCTCTCCGACCTCGGCGCGGAAGGTCGCCGTGTCGGCCTTGATTGCTCCGATTCCGGTGTTGTCCATGCGGAAATGCTGGATGTTGCCCCGGTTGTGGACGGGTAGCGCGCAGACGATCCGCATCGCCCACCGCTGCGCCGCCGCGCGGGAGAGGAACTGGCCGACCGCCGTGTACTTGAGCGCGACGGTGCCGGGCTTGGGCGCGTAGAAAACCTCGCCGCCGTACTGGACGGGGTCGTTGTAGAGGTAGAAGGAGTTGACGATATCGGCCTTCGTCTCTCCGATGAAGGCGTTGGTCCCGGCGGTCATGCCGGTCGCCTCGCACAGGATGCGGAGCGCTTCGTTTTCGGCCTCCGTCCATGCGGAGAACTTGTCGGACGGGAGCCGCCCGGAGTTGTCGGTGTGTTCGTTCATGCTTTCAGCGCCTCCTCGACCGCCCTGCCGAGGGCGTTCACGAGCTTCTTCTCAAACTTTGGCAGGTTGTCCGTCATCGCGCGCTCGATGAACTTGTCATCGGCGCGGGAGCCCTTCGCGATGGTGCCGGGGCCTCGGTTGCGCCACGACTTGCCCTTCTCGTCGTGGATTTTCTTGGCGTACTTCCCGGCCTCCGCGCCCTGCTTGACGAACACCTCGACGAAACTCCCGTTACAGTGCGGCATCCCGTGCGACCACATCGAGATCGACCGCTCAAGCCCGCCTGGGGCCGGGCGGGACTTGGCGCGCGGGTTGATGCGCTTCTTCCACGCGGCCTTCTGCTTCTTGGTCGGCTTCTTGCCCTTGGCCTCCCACTTCTTCTTGCGGACGGCACGGATTTCGGACATCTTCGGCGAGCGTGGTGCGTTCGCCACGGCCTCCCGCTTCCAGATGAGGCCGCATTCGTAGAGCGCCTTGTTCATCGCGCGACCGACGGCGAGCGGGAGCGCATTGAAGTCCGGCAGGGCGGGCAGTTCGTCAGGCATCCGGCACCTCCGGCGGAGTCTGGTCCGGCGCGGCTGGCTCCGCCTCGTCTACCGGCGCGAGCCCGAGCTTCCTGAGGTCGGCAAGAATCTCCTTCTCGTCGCGCGGCGGCTGGACCGGCCCGACGTCCACGCGTGGCCGGTACTTCTCCGACCTCGATTGAAGGAAGAAGATGATCGCCTGGACCTTCCCCGCCTTGATTGCCGCGAGAAGACCGGCCTCGGCGAACTCGATGCCGGACGCCTCGGCGTCGTTGCGGGCTGCGGTGAGTTTGGGCGATGAGTGAATCCGGCGCCAGAGGCCGGAGCGGGTGTACTTGACCCCGTAGCGCTTGCCGATGAGCCGGGCCGCCTGCTGGACGATGCCGTAGCAGTCGTTGAGGCATTCGATGACCTGCTTGTCGGACACCTTCCGGCGTCCGTCGCCGCCGCCCTGCTCCTCCTCGGACTCTGCGGCGATTGATTCCTCTGTTTCCATGCGCTATTTCGCTCCTTGACGTCTCCCGGCGGGTAAAAGCGCCCTTTACCGGGCGGGAGTGATAGAGGAACCTCGCAATGACAATCTCCGCCGCAAACGCCGACGCCTATTTTGCGCCCGGCAACCACTCGCAAGCCGAAGTCTGGCTCAAGTTCACGGCCCAGCACAGGGCCGGTGCCGTCGCCACCGCGCGCCGGATGTTCGAGCGGGAGTTCCGCCGGGCGCTCGACGATTCGGGCGCTTCGGACACAATCTCCTACCGGGAGGACTACGCCGTCTACGAGCAGGCGCTTTGGATTTTGCTCGGGACGCCGTTCGGGGACGGGAGCGGGGGCGACGCCGTCGCTATCCTCTCCGGGGAGACGCCGAGCGAGTCCACGGCGGGCGGGCGGAGGCGCGACCGCTGGAACCCGGACGCGATCCGGTGGCTTGGCGGCACTGGCGCTTCGACCGTGCGCGGGTAGGAGGGCGGCGCGCCGATGCCATCCGCCGCCGCGCAGAACGTGCTTGCGCTGTCCGTCGGCCTGACCGCTACGATGCGGAAGCAGGCCGCCAAGACGAACGCCGAAGTGTCCGACCTCATCAAGGCGCACTCCGGCGACGAGGGTGTCGCGACGAGCGCCGCAGAGCGCCAGAAGGTCTACAACGCGATTCTGGACAAGTACAAGGCGCTCGCGCAGAGTTGGGGCTATTCGTTCGACAAGGCCGTCGAGAAGCAGAACGTCGCAACGGCGAAGGCGACCGCGCGCGCCCTGCCGAAGGGCCGCAACCACCCGAAGCCGCTCACCGCCGACCAGAAGGTGACCGCCTTGAACGGGCGCACCGTCCAGAAGATGGTGGCCGCCGCCACGCAGTCGATGGGCGAGAACGCGGTGCGGCACCTGCGCAACGCGGCGGTGGCCGTGTTCAACAAGGCGAAGATCGAGGGCAAGACCGACAGGGAGATCCAGAAGGCGCTCGCCGAGGCGTGGGACGCGGAGGCGGGCGATCAGGAGACGCACCGCTTCGTGGACAAGAGCGGGCGGTCGTGGAGCAACGCGGCCTACCTCCAGATGCTGACGCGAACGACGCTCGCCACGGTCCACCGGAACGCCGAAATCAATACCCTCGTCGGGAACGGCTGCGACCTCGCGCGAATCAGCGGTGACGGCGGCGGCGAGGTCTGCGACGCGTGCCAGCGGTGGGAGGGCAAGGTCGTTTCGCTGACCGGCGCGACGAGGGGATTCCCGACTCTGGACGAGGCGAAGGCGGACGGACTCTTCCACCCGAACTGCGTCCACCGGATCGAGTATCTGGACGAGGACGAGATCGAGGAGGCGCTTGAGGCGTCCGGGCAGAAGAAGGCCGCGCAGGAGGCCGCAGCGGAGGAGCGCAAGGAGGACGAGCTTGAGCGCAAGCGCGAGTCCGCAGCGAAGGCGCGCGCGGCGAAGGCGGCGAAGCGGGAGGCCGAGGACGAGAAGGCCGCAGCGGAACGGGCGGCGAAGGAGCGGGCCGAGCGGGAGGCGAAGGCCGAGAAGGAACTTTCGGACGCGATTTCCGCTTACATCAAGTCGCGCCGCGTAGCGAAGGAGCACATTCTTGTCCTCATCGCGAAGAACGATTTTGACGGCGCTCGCAAGGCGCTCGCAGGACTGCAATCTGCGATTGACGGACTTGTTGCGGCTGCGAACAAGGCGAAAGCGGCGGCGGAGGATGCGGCATGAGTCTTTCCGACGAACTCAAAAGGGCGTCCGACGAGGCGGAGGCCACGCGCCAACTTGTCGAGCAACTTCGCGCGAAGATCGACGCGGCGGAGCGGCGCGCCAAGGCGAACGCCGAGGCGGTCAGACTCGTCGACACTTGGCTTCCCGACTTCGTGAAGCGGCTTGAGGCGGTCGAGAAGGACATTCCGCTCCACGCGCCGGAAATCCTGCAACGCGCGAACAAGGCGCAACTCGCATCAATTGAGAAGGACGCCGCCGACCTCGCCGGGCAGGTGGACGCGGTCGCGGACGCGGAAGATGCCGTCCGAACGGCGCAGAAGTGGCGCATACGCAACGCGCTGGATTCCCGGATCGCTTCCGCCCGGAGCCTCATCGCGGAGCAGAACAAGGAGTCCGTGGCAATCACCGGCCCGCTCGCGAAGGCGAACAAGGCGCTCAAGGCGGCTGCGAAGGCGCTCGCCGCCGGGGAGCTGGACAAGGCAGAGGCGTCACTCGACGATGCCGAGAAGGACGCGCAGAAGGCGCGCGCGGCCCTTGCCGCCGTCACGCACCGGATCGTAATGGACACCTACGAGCCCGGCGTCTCGGAGGCGGAGGCGAAGATCGCCACGGCCCGCGCGGACCTCAAAACGGCGCGCTCTTCCGCGCCGGTACAGGCACAAGCGCAAAACAAGACCGGCCCGTCGCCTCTTCCGTCCGCCACGTTCCCGGACTCCATCACACCGGACGAAATCAAGAAGCACACGATTTCTGACAGCATCGGCGGCACGACCGGAGCGCGGCTTGTCGAGTTCGACGGCGTGAAGTACATCTGCAAGACAACCGGCGGCGGGCAGGGCGTCACAGCCGAACACGTCCGCAACGAGGCGGATGCGGACCAGGCGTACCGCCGCGCCGGAATCCGCGTTCCGGACTGCCGAGTCTACGAGGTGGACGGAAAGACCTACAAACTCTCGCAATACATCGAGGGCGGCAAGACCCTCGGCGAGTGGATGAAGAAGGCGACACCGGCGCAGAAGGAGGCGATGCGCGCGCAGCTCGCGCAGGGCTACGCGCTTGACGCGCTCTTCGCAAACTGGGACGTGCTTGGAACGGCGCAGGACAACGTGCTCGTGGACAAGGACGGGAACGCGTGGCGCATCGACAACGGCTCCGCGTTCGGGTTCCGGGCTCAGGGCAGCAAGAAGAAGCCGGAGGAATGGACGAAGCGCGAGTGGCCTGATGAGTGGAGGTCGCTGCGCACGTCCTCAATCAACAAGGGCGTATATGACCAGTTGACGGCGCACGACATCTTCCACGCGTTCAACCGGCTGGATGTTGACTCCGCCGTTCGCGGGCTCCCGTCGGAGACGCAGAAAGCGCTTGCCAAGCCGCTTGAGGAAATGCGCCAGATGGGCGCGCGGTGCGCTGACTACGACCGGGGCGGGTTCCTTGCGGAACACACGTCTGATATTCTGGAGCGCTCATATGATATGTCAAAGGAGGGGTTCCGCGAAGAGGTCCCGAAGAAGATTTCGCAGGGTCATTACGGATTCTGCCGCCGCTCCGGTGGCGGTTCCGTCCCACAGACGGCATTCCAGAAGGAGTTCGACGCAATCAAGCAGGCCGCCATTTCAATCAACCACCATATCGGGAAGGGCGACTTCGCGGCAAATCAGAGTTCTGTTCAGTTGGCGCTTGACTCCAAATCCGCGCTCCTGGCAGCGGGGGAAGACCCGGATGCGAAGAAACTGCTCGGGTTCTTGAAAGAGATCGAGGCGAGCCAGCAGAACGGGTTCAAGACAAAGATCGGGCAGGTCGAACTGCCGAAGAAGGCGGCCCCGGCGGGCGCGCCGAAGTACAAGAGCCTGACCGACCACCTCTACGACTTCGCAAGCCGCTGCGACAAGGATGTCGGAGGGAACCCGGTGCCGATTGATGTTGAAAAGATCGGGAACTGCTTTGGCGCGCAGGGCGGTTCTTCGTGGAGCCACGAGGCGACAAGGTTGAAGATACTGAACCTCGCAATGAGAGGCAAGTCGTGGAATCCTCCTCCGTACGATCCTGAAGTCTGGTATGGAGCCAACGGATCGGAGTCTCCGGCATGGAAAAGCATCGCGAAAGACTATGCGCAAGACCCGGCGAAAATGGAACGGGACTTGAAGGCGCTCCGCCTATGGAAGTCAGCAACCACCTTGCTTCTTGAGAACGCAGACTTCGACGGCAACGACCGGAAGGCTCGGACGATGTTCGTCATCCGCACGGAAGGAGACAAGGAGACGGCGGGGAATCCAAAAGACGAGATTTCGACTTCGTTCAAGATGGGGAGTGAAGAATCGTTCTCGGTCTTCTCTTCCGTTTGTCCGGTTGCCGGAAGGAACTGCTTTGTGCGCGAAGTCCCGTATTCACGGGTCAGCGCAATCTATTTCATGGACAGGAATCCACAGGGACACGATATGTTCTGGGGCGACGCGGAGAACGAGGTTGGAATAGACGCAACCGGGCTTCCGACGATGTTTGTCGGAAAGCTCGGTAGAGGCGTGCATCCAATGGACCACAAGGCAAAATGGGACGCAAAACTGACGCCCGCGATGGCGGCGTCTATCCGCGCTCGATAGCGCCTTCTGGGAGTTCGTCAGTCGGGACGCCGAACTTTCGGTAGACCTCGCCAGCCTCGCTTTCCGACAGGATGCGGACTTCGGCCGGGAGGTTGCCGCTGCCAAACTCCGTCTGGCGCTGTATCAGCGATCCAACGATAATGCGGTTGAGGCAAATTGCCGACGCCTCGTCGTTCTCGTCCAGCACGTACACGAGCCCGAACATCGTCTGGTGGACGGCCTTCCCTCCGACGATGATTGGCGCCATGCCCGCGAACTCAACCCGGTATTTGAGCCCGTAAATGTCTTCCTCCGACACCGCCGTGATGCTGGTCGGCGTAGGAACTTCGATTGTCTTCATCGCTCGTCCTCCTGCTCCTGTCCGTCTCGCATGTCGCACCAGACGTTCATATAGGCGCGGTCGCGGATGGTGCCGTCGTGGACGGCGTTCTTGAAGTTGGTGTAGTCGATTGCATCGGCCTCGGCCGCGACGATGCGCGTCCAGTCGGCCTTCTTGAGGTCGGCGCGGTAGCGGTAGTCGCGCATGGGCGTCTCGGTGATTCGGGCCTTGACGCCGTGGGCTGCGAAGAGGCGTTCGAGATCGCCCTTGAATCGGGCGCGGAGGTGGATGACGCCCGGCTTCTGGGCGTGCTGGACGGCGGAGAAGAATCCGCTTTTGCAGAAGAGCCACATAGTGTGTTGTCCCTTGTAGTGTTGTTCGTGTTGTTGGTTTCTATTCTCTCACGTTTCCGTGAAAAGGTCAAAAGCCAGGCAAAAGGCGTTCGCCCTTGCGGCGGCGCGGTTTCGGCTTGCGCTTCTTCTTGGGCTTCTCCGGGGCGAAGGCGGGGGCGAGGAAGCCCTGCCGGTAGAGTTCGCGCCGCGAGTTCGTGCGCACGCGCTCCGGGTCGGAGCCTCCGCGATCCCGGACGGCCCGTTGCGCCGGTCTCAAGGTGAGCGACACGCCCCGGAAGAGGGTTTCGAGCTGCGGAACCTTCGCGACGGCGTTGCACATGATTTCCTTCACCTCCTGCTTGGACGTGCCGAGCGAGCGGGCGATCTCGGTCAGGGTCGGCGAGCCGTCCGGCGTCTTGAGCGAGCGGAACCGGGAGCCGATGACGAACATCTCGCGGTGGGAGAGGGAGAGGAAGCGCATCAGGAAGTCCATCAGCATCCCGGCGGCGGTTTCGGAGAGGAGCCCTGCGGAACCGGCCTCGGCCTCCCCTTCGCGCCGGTCGATCTCCTCCTCCGCGTCCGCGACGAGTTCGGCTGGTGACTTGTCGGTGGTCGGCGTGTATTCGTATCCGGCCTCGCGCAGCTCGTCGAGGGAGACGATGCCCTCCCGGCGGTCTATTGGGTCGAAGTTCCGGTTGGCCGCGTCTGCGGCCTGTTCCCGGCGGGCGCATTCGATGCATTCCTCGGTCGGGGCGTCCCGGTGCGGGCATCTGAAGCAGGAGCGGAGGGGCATTTTGGGAAGGGCGCAGAATTCGCGTTTTAGAGGGGGGCGGCGGTCCGGGTGGCAAGTTGCCCGCTCGGAGCGCCGGACGCGCTTCTAGGGGCCTCCGGGCCAAAGCAATCGGCCTTCCCGGCGAAGAGCGGGAGGTCGGCGGCGGCGTTTTCGGGCGGGCGTTGACTTGTTGACGGCCCGGCGGCGGTTCGCGGGTTGGGAGGGAAGCCCTGCGGGAGCGGGGTGACGAGGAGCCGGGTGCATTCTGTTCCGGCGGTGTAGACCTTCCGGGCGTAGGCCTCGACGATGACGGAATCGTCCTTCCAGACGATGCCGGTGAGCGCGTCGAGGAGGCCCTTGTTGAGGTTGTCGGCGAGGTCCGGGCGGGTTGTCTTGAAGAAGACGCGGCCCTGCTGGATTGCGACGAAATCGTGCTTTGGGAGAGACTTTGGAGGGGAGAAGAGGTATTCGACCTCAATCCGAAGGGGGGTGTCCGCGAAGGGGGCGAAGCGGAGCGGGAGCTGCGCGACGGCCTCAAGACGGATGCGGTTCTTCCAGTCCACGACGGCCTGCGGCTGGAACTTGCGCATGCCGAAGGGCGTGCGGGCGAAGCGGAAGGACTGGACGGCCTGCGGACGGCCGAAGAAAAGGAAGGCGAGGCGCGGCTGTGGTTGTGGGTGCGCAGTATGTGGCATGGGGGAGGGGGAACCGGG